GAGGGCGATGGCCAGGCCAGCGGCGGTGTGTGCGGGGGTCGGGTTCTGGCCGGTGGGGTGGTTATCGGTCATCGTGGTGGCCTTCCGGGGCGTGGTGGGTGGTGCTGGTGGACGATGGGGCCACCACGCCGGAAGGCCTCCTGGGGGAGGACCGGTTGGGAGTCGCACCGCGGGCCTTAGGCCTCGGAACCGGAGGCCCGGGTGCGCACCCAACATACCCACTCTCGTATTGCGTAGCAATACGGTTCGAGGTTCTATGTGTGGGCCATGTCGACAAACCGGCTGTAGTGCCCCTGGAACGCAACCGTGACCGTGGCAGTTGGCCCGTTGCGGTGCTTCGCCACGATGATGTCCGCCTCGCCGGCGCGCGGGGACTCCTTCTCGTACGCGTCCTCCCGATGGAGAAGCATCACGATGTCGGCGTCCTGCTCGATGGATCCCGATTCGCGGAGGTCGGACACCATGGGCTTCTTGTCGGTGCGCTGCTCCGGTCCGCGGTTGAGCTGTGACAGGGCGATGACGGGCATGTGGAGCTCCTTCGCGAGGAGCTTGAGGCCGCGAGAGATCTCGGAGACTTCCTGCTGGCGGCTCTCGGCGGCCTTCCCGCCGTTCTGCATGAGCTGCAGGTAGTCGATGACGATCATCTTGATGCCGTGGCGCTGAACCATGCGCCGGGCCTTGGCCCGGATGTCCATCATCGTGAGGTTCGGGGACGCGTCGATGTAGATCGGGGCCTGCTTGATCTCGGCCTGGGCGGTCGCGAGGCGCGTCCAGTCGTCCTCGGTCATCGATCCGCTGCGGATGTGGTGCAGGGCGACCTTCCCGGTGGCGGACAGCAGCCGGTAGTTGATCTCGCGGCGGCCCATCTCGAGAGAGAAGAACGCGGTCGGCATATCGCCCTTGACGGAGCAGGCGCGGATGAAGTCCATGGCGAGGGTGCTCTTGCCCATCGCGGGCCGTCCAGCGACGACGATGAACTGCTCGGGGTGGAACCCGGTGAGGAGCTGGTCGAGGTCCATGAACCCGGTGGGAAGGCCGGTGAGGTCGGTGCCGCGGCGTCCGATCTCCTCGATCCAGTCGATGTCCTCCTCGAGGGTGTCGCCGGCCAGGGCGTAGTCCTCGTCGGCGTTCTCGTCGGCGACCTGGAACAGCTCGGCGCCCGCGGTGTTCAGGTCGTCGGCGAGTTCACCGTCTGCGTAGCCGAGCTGGGTGATGCGGGTGCCCGCTTCGACGAGGCGGCGGCGGGTGGCGCGCTCCTTGACGATGTCGGCGTAGTACGAGGCGTTCGCCGCGGTGGGCACGGCCTGGACGAGGGTGTGGAGGTAGGTGGCGCCGCCGACCTTGGTGAGCATGCCGGTCTTGGCGAGCTCGGCGGCGGTGGTGATGGGGTCGGCAGGCTCGCCCTTCGCGTACAGGTTGAGGATCGCCGTGTAGACCATCTCGTGGGCGGGCCGGTAGAAGTCGCGGCCTTTCAGCTTCGCCTCGGTGACGACGTCCTCGATGGCGTCCTTGGACAGCAGCATGCCGCCGAGGACGGACTGCTCGGCGTCCAGGTCCTGCGGGGGCATCCGGTCGAACATGCCGCGGTCGCGGTGTGCGGGCTCGGCAGCCTGCGGGGGGATACTCATGGTGTGGCTCCTTCGGGAGTCCCGGAAGCAGCGGCCGGCCCTTGGACGGGGAATCACCGGCCGCTGCGCTCGTGTTCGGGGTCAGGCTCGGGCGAACTTCGGGTGGCACTCGGGGCACGGCACGTCACGCCCGTCAGGGAGCTCCCTGGTGCGCTGGTACGCGGCTGCGGGCCTCTCGCCGACGTTGCACACCCCACACCACTCCACAAGGCCGCCAGAAGCCGCCTGAGCCCCGGGAAGGGGCTTCTCCTCGACGCGGCGGCGCTTCAGGTTCCGCACCCGGTACGGCATAACCCTCGACGGGCGGGTCGCCGGCTTGTCCGCGTCGTCCTGGACCAGAACCAGCTCAAGGAACGTGTCGAACTCGTACCCCTGCGTGTGAGCTCTCGAGGCCAGCAGCGGGGCGAGCGCCCGCGCTTCGTCCGGACCCATCTGCCACTTCCCAGGGAGGTCCTGAAGGAACGCGTCAGCAGCCCGGATCTCCTCGGTGGTCGGCTGGTAGTCGTCAGCAGTCAGCGCGCACTGCTCGGCGTACCGGTCAGCCTTCGGCGCCCTTCCCTTGTTGCGGGGGTTAGGGGGAGGAGTACCTCCTCCTCCCTCCGGGGGGTGTGGGGGGGACGGCTCAATGCGTCCCGGAATTGGGGAAGCATTCTGACCTGCGGGAACACGCCTTCCACCACGTCCCGGAACTGGGGAACTGGTGTAACCGGATCCCTGGTTCCGGGAAGCATTCTGACCTGCGGCTTTCCCCGGTCGCCCAACTTCCCCATCCACCAGTTCCCTGGTTCCGGAACGTGTTCTGACCTGCGACTTCTCGGAGGGCTTCAGAGGGTCGCTGCCTACCTGGCGGGCCTGCCAGTCGGGGTTCCACGCCGGGTTGTCGTACAGCCTGTACGCGATTCGGCCCTTGCGGCCCGGGTGCTTCTCGTTCGGCAACTCGACCCGCAGCAAGTAGCCGGCCGCGATGATCCGGGTGAACGACTCGTACACCGAGTTCTTCCCGACGAGCTCCTCCCGATTCTTCGTCGACCGAATCCCGCGCTCCTTCAGTCGCTCCCACACCCTCAGCGGTGTGACGTCCATTCCGGAGGTGACGTCGAAGAGAACTTGCAGCAGCACGACGTAGTCGATGCCGTCCACAAGGTCGGAGCCCACACCCATGTGGGCAGGTACAGATACGCCGCTGACCGGCACTTTGGCGCGCGTGATGCCGCCGTTCTCGTTGAACTCCTCAGCCTGCGGTTTCACGCGGTCACCCCCGCCGTACGGAGGATCACAGAGCGTGGACTTGTTGGCGTGACTCTCGGGGCCGATACTGTGTGCATCGAGATCTGCTCTCTGAAGGTGGAGCTCGTTGATGCAGCGGGTTCCCGTCCGCTGTTGTGCTTGGAAGCCCGGTGGTCTGCGATCCGCCGGGCTTTCGCACGTCCAGGACTACCGCGTACCGCGGCTATGGCTGGACGTAAGCGGCTCACGACTCGCCGCCTGAAGCGCGGGGGTGCTCCCGGAAGAACGCGAGGAACGGCTCGGTCTCCATCACTGTGGCCTTGGCCAGTTCCCAGTACGGGTAGGGCCGGCCGTCGCCGAACGGCCAGTCCGGGTGTGTGGCTGCGATGTAGCGAATGCCCTGGTGGGTGATGTGCTCGACGATTCCGAGCTGGATGAGGAGTTGCGCGCCGCTCTGGTAGGTCACCGCGGGAGGGAGGCGGTGTTCGGTGGCGCTCACCACTGGTGGACGATCATGGAAGGGCACAAGTGTGCGCTGGTGGATCTCACTAGTAGGCTCCGGTGTGTGGGTTAACTCTTCGCGGGTTCTCTCACTGCTGCCGACTTCGCAGGTCGGTAGTGCTCAAAGGACGGCCGGGCGGGGTCGGTAGCCCCCTCGGCCGTTCGCGCGTCCGAGCTGGATGCCGGGACGCTTCAACGGTCAGGCGCCAACCCCCTCGGGACCGTCGCCCTCGATAGACCATCCATACCGCAGCGTCCACTGGTGCGTGGGCATGATGTGCTCGGTCACCTCGACGACGCGCCCCTCGGCGGTCCGGGCGATGTGGAGCAGCTCGTAGACGCGCGCGTCCTCGGCGAGCTCCAGAGCCTCGACCTCGGCCTGCGACGGAGGCCGGACGTTGATCTCCTCGGTAATGTCGGACTGCGCCTGACCCATCTCGGCAAGGCGGCTGATCATCCCTCCGGCCCCGGTGTCGATGTCCTCAAGGGCGCTCCCGAACCCGATGTCACCCGGCACGTAAGACGTGGCGAGCTGGACCGGGGTCTCGTCCGCGAGCATCCGGCGCGACCGCGAAAGGGTCGACACCTCGTCCGCTGACACTTCGAGCAGTTCGGCGATGCGCGCCGGCGGGGCGACCCGGTCAACGCTGACCTCGGACACGGCCCGCATCCCGAGCGCCTTCACCTCCGACGCAAAGGCGCCCCGAGACGGCGCCCCGTCGGCAGTGGCCTCCCGGAAGGTCTTCGTGTACCGGACGTTGGCGTCCCGGTGGATCTTGTTGAGCAGAGGGCTCACGGCGTAGTTGCGTCCTTTCTTGATCAGGTACCCCTCGGCCAGAAGCAGGCGGACTGCCTGACCAACGGTTCCTCGGTTGGTTTCGTACCGCGTGGCCAGCGTCGCGTCCCCAGGCAGTGAAGCGCCGGGCGCGAAGGTGCCGTCAGTGATGGCGGTACGCAACAGATCTGCGACATGGCGGTATGCCGGACGGTTGCTAGTCATGGTCAAAACCTTACCCGCAACACCTTTACTGGGCAACGCAATGCGAGCTATTGACATCGCATTGCGAGTTGGTGTTGAGTAGGTCACGTCGGAAACGGCGGGAGCCCTGAAATGCCAAACGGCCCTGGTGCTGAAGACACCAGAGCCGCTCAGGGGCCCGAAAGCCCGACGGACCGTGTTCCACCTGCTCAATCAGGAGGAGATCCGCGTGAATCAGCGTAGCCGCATCACCGGACAGACCGCACCCACCACCAGCAACGACATGGACGAGGCCCTCCGCCGCGTCCAGGGCCGACCCGCCCCCACCACGAGCCCCCGCCTCACCGCGACGGCGGTGGCGGCATGAGCTTCGTACCGGCCCCTCGCGTCGCCGACGTCTACGAGTCCCACGACCGGGAGCGCTTGCGCCTGAGGTCCGCGGCCTCCCCCTGCATGAACCCGATCCTCAGCGCCGAAGCGGCCGTAGCACAGACCGCGCTTCTGCTGGAGAACCTGACCCGGGAGCACGAGGAGAACCTCGACCGCCTCAACCGGGCACGCACTCTCCTCGGCCTGGACGCTGTCCCGCAGCCGATCTCGGCCCCGGAGCCGGCCCCCGCCACGCCACCGTCTTCCACGCAGCCCAAGACCACGCTGCCGCCGCGCCAGGCCAACATGCACCCGACGTACACCGACCACGCTGGTCGCATCACCAGCCGGGCCCGCCTCACCACCCTCACCAAGACCACCGGCTTCTTTCGCACCGCCACCGGCGAAACCTGGCGTTGGGTGGCCTCCGCCACCTACGTCGACCTCCTGGAGGAGCTGTTCGCCGGCGCACCGGTCGTCGCCACCCTCTTCGACCGCGGTGACGGATTCGTCGTCATCCAGGCGGTCCGCCCCGCGAGCCGCGTGGACTGGGACACCGACGAGTTCGACTTCAACGAGCACGCCGGACTGGGGCAGGCCACGGTCACCCACCGGCAGGGCATGAAGAAGATCCTCGCCAAGCAGAACGGCCTGGTCTGCGCGTCCTGCGACCGCAACCTCGGAAAGCACGCTCAGGCCGCCATCGCGGCAGAGCCCCTCAAGCCTACGGTCCTCATGTGCCGACCGTGCAAGGAGGACTGGCGCGACGCCCAGGCCGCCCGCCCCCTGAAGGCGGTGGCGTGATGGCCGCTCTCCCCGTCACCCCGCACCCGCGTCTCGTCGCGGAGATCGTCGACCTGGCCACCCAGTACGACTACGACGTCATCGACCTCATCGACAACGTCGAGTACGTGTTCGCGGTCATCGACCCCCAGTCGTACCTCGACGACGTGTTCGGCTCTCCCGACGCCGAAGCGTCCCTTGCCGCGTACGAGCAGCTGGTCACCGGCGAATGGGACGGCCGGCTGTGACCGCCGCCGAAGCCAACGCCAACGCTGCTACAGCGGCCGCGCTCGAAGCCGCCCGCGCCCAAGCCGCCCAGGACCTTGCGGCCGCCGAAGAAGCTGCCGCCCGCCTCCACCAGCTCACCGGAGGCGACCAGTGACCCCCAACCCCGTGCACACCGCCGGGAACGCGGTCCCCCCGCTCGACCCCGACCTCGCAGGTGTCCTCGACGACCTGGACGGCATCCACGCCGGCATCGACCTCATCCGCGACGGGATCCGCCTCCTCGCCCTCGACCGCCACACCCCGGACGGCACGCAGACGCTCCTCGCGACGCTCGCCGGTTCGGCCGGCGCCGACGTGGTCACCGCGGTGGCCCACCTCGTCGCCCGGTTGGCCAACGCCGACCTCAACCCCGCCCTCCACGGCCTCCCACTCGACACCCAGAAGACCACCCGCCACCTCGGCGAGCAGGCCGCCTACCACCTCGCCGACCCCGACCTCCACCAGCCCGCCTCCGAAGCCTCCGCCACCATTACCGGCACCTGAAAGGTCCGACATGTACGAGTGCGCGAACTGCGGGGCTTCCTGCGGCTACCGGCACCGGACCGGCGACCACCTGTTCTGCAGCGCCGACTGCCAGGCCGCAGCACCCAACGACGACACACCGATCTGGGACCCCCTGATCAAGGCACCGCCGACCGACACCACGAAGCGCCCGTTCTGACCCGACACCAGAAGGAGACCACCATGACCGCCACGAAGACCCTCACCGCCGACAGCCTCATCGCCGAGTACGCCGACGACATCGCGTTCGCCGCCGAAGAAGAGCAGCCCGCCACCACCGTTGACGACTTCGCCGCCCAGCTGCGGGACGCCATCCGGAACTTCGAACGCGCCGGAATCAACGGCGGAGACGAGCTGGAGAACGCGGCCACGTACCTGGTCGACGCCGCCACCAGCACCAACCCCACCGAGCAGGCCGTGTTCCTGAAGAAGGCCGCCAAGGGCCTGGCCTACGTCGACGACATGGTCTCCGAACTCCGCGACATGGTCTAACCCCCGCCCCCATCCGAAGCCTCCGCCGCCATCACCGGCACCTGAAAGGACCCGCACATGAGCACCCACGCCGACGCCATCGCCGCCGCCGACAACCTCCGCCGCGAACTCTCCGCCGCCGGAGCCCACCACGACCCCGCCGGCATGACCGACACCGACATCACCCGCATCACCGCCGCCGTACAGCACCTCGCCGCGGTCACCAACGGCAACCAGCACCAGACCCACGAAGCCATCCACACCGCCCACGCCGCCTGACCCGGCCCGCCCTGTCGTCACCAACCCCCACCGGTTGGTGACGGCATGGCAGCCCGGACCACCCCGGCCCTGCACCCCGCCACTCAACGACGAGAAAGGCACCCCGATGACCGCCACCGAATTCCGCCAGCAGCACGGAGACCCCACCACCTGGACCACCGCCGACATCGAAACCCAGCAGAACCTCGCCGCCTGCGACGCCCACCCCAACGACATCAAGGCCGCCGCCGACCGGCTCCGCGCACTCCTCGCCCCCGCCGCCTGACCGCCGCTACCCGCACCCGAAAGGACCGACCCGTGAAGCTCCTCCCGGCCAAGGCGACCAACCGGTCCCCCCTCCTCTGGCCCGCACTCGGCCTCTCCGCCGCCTCCCTCGCCTGGACCACCTGGAGCCTCGTCGACCTCCTCGGAGCAGGCCTCATCGGCGTCACCGTTGCCGCCGGCGCCGACGTCATCTGGGGATCCGTCATCATCGCCGAAGCCCGCGGCCTCCGCGTCGCCGTCGGCAAGAAGAAGAACCGCAACATCGTCTCCGCCTTCGGCTGGGCCTCCCTCCTCGTCGTCGCCGCCTTCCTCGCCCTCCACGGCATCCAGAAGGACAGCCTCGCCATGGCCGCCGCCGGCCCCTTCCTCCCCTTCGGCGCCAAGGCCGTCTGGGCCCTCGCCCTCGCCGACATGCGCGACCCCGCCGCCCTCACCGACAACGAGAAGAACACCCTCGCCGAGATGGAACGCCACATGGCGTTCGAGGAGGCGCAGCACCTCATCGAGATGCGGCGCCGCGAGATGGGCGCCGAACGCCAGATGTCCGAGGTGTCCGTCGACTTCGACATCGAACTGATGCGGCAGGACAAGACCCGCGAACTGATGCGCCGCCGCCCCCTGGAACTCACCGCCGGTGATGCGGCTGGCGATGCGCACCGCATCACTGATGCGCCGCACGACCGCCTCACCCCTGATACGGCCACTGGGTACTCCGCATCATCCGCCCAGCACACGATGCTCAACGCGGCCGCCCACCGCACCGACGCGGTTCGTGAAACCGCAGCTCAGACCCATGATGCGCCCCTGATGCGGACGACACGCGACCCGGCTGCGGCGCCCCGTATCGCCGGTGAGGCGCAGCACCTCGAAGGCCTCTCCAAGGCCGCCGCAGTCCGAGTGATGCGTGATGCGGACCCCACCGCATCAGCGCCGCAGATCGTGGAGCGCCTCGCGCATCACGGAATCGAAGCGGACCCCGGATACGTCCGCACCGTCCTTTCCCGCACTAAGCAGCAGCGCAACACCACGGAAGGCGGCTACCTGTGAGCCGCCACACCGCCCCGGCGCCGCAGACGGCCACCCCGTCTGCGGCCCGGACCCACGACCGCATCACCACCGCCCCGGTCACGCTCCAGCCAGCCATCGCCCCGGCCCCGCCGGCTGCCCCGGACTGGCCGACATGGGGGCAGCGGATCCTCCCCACCCCGCTCCGCGGTCTCCTCGTCGACCTCGGCATGTGGCAGGACCCCCAGCCCCTGCCGCCGTCCGGGCACCTCACCCAGACCATCGCAGTCCTCGACCGGTACGGATGGTGCCGGTCCCTCGACTACAGCCCCACCGGGCGGATGTGTATCCGCGGCGCCCAGAACCTCCTCGAAAAGACCGGCCACGTCACCCCCGCAGCCCGCGACCGGGCCGTCGACCACATGCAAACCGTCCTGTCCCGGCACGGCGTCACCATGCCGTTCCACGCTTGGAACGACCTCCCCCACCAGCAGTTTTCCAACATCCAGACCCTCCTCACCCGAGCCGCGTACACCGCACGAGCGAACGGAGAATGACCGTGACCGCCCCCGACAACCACGAGTTCGAGCGCATCATCCACGGCGGAATGCAGCCCCCCACCGCACCCCCCACCTGGGCCGACCCCACCCCCTACGGCACCTCCGCCGGGCACGCCCACACTGCCAAGACGGGTCTCACCACCCGCGGGAAAGCAGCCCTCGGACTCGGCGCCGCAGTCCTCGCCGGCGGCACCCTCCTCGGCTATCAGTCGTACTCCGCCAGCACCGCCCAGGCCGACCTCAAAGCCCAGGAACTCGCCCTCAAGTCCGAAGCTCTCGAGCTCGAGAAGCTCAAGGTCCTCAACGAGACGAAGACGGTCGCCGAGAGCAAGGCCACCGAGCAGGCCACAGCCCGTCAGACCGCGGTCGACACCTGCGTGAAGGGCCTCAAGAGCCAGGTCGGGAAGGGCTACGGCGCCCCGACGTACGGGGAGATCGTCGAGGACTGCCAGTCCCAGTACCCGGACACCTCCGCCACCACCGACATGCAGGCCGCCAGCTCGTCCAGCACCTCCTCCGGCAGCACCGGAGGAGGCATCAACGACGCCGCCGTCCTCGGCATCGGAGCCCTCGTCCTCCTCGGCGGGTTCGCCGTCCGGAAGAACACCCGCCCCAACCCTGCGTAACCAACCCGACCTACTACCTACCTCTTCCCGCGCCGAAAAGCCCCGGTCAACCCCCGCACAGGACGGGCAAGATCCGGGATTCTCCGGCGTGGGAAGTAGGAAGTAGGGACTACCGAGAGTGAGGAATGTGATGTCGGCAGACGCCGCACCGGCAGCCGCCACCACCCCCAGCATCGCGATTCCGCCTGCCCCGAACACCGCCCCCACGGCCACCGGGGCGGGCCCGCGGCAGAGCCTCCTCGCGTCCATGGTCGCCCCCGTCGAACCCGCCCGACCCGCCTTCACCCTCGACCCCGCAACCGCCGCACAGAACCCCACCCAGGGCGGCACCGACGTGCCCTCCGGAGGGGTCTCCAGCGCCTCCTTCCACGACGACACCACCCCCGCCGACACCAAGACGAACAACGCCTCCGGGAACGGCGCGGGGAAGCCGAAGCAGGGCATGATCCGGGCCCTCGTCCTCGCCGCCGCCGCACGGTGGGCGAAGGGCGGCGGCACCGCGAACAAGCGCCTCGACATGCACAAGGCCCGCGCCCAGGCCGACCAGGTCAAGGAGACCCGGCAGGTCACCGTGAACCGCAGCCCCGGCACCGGAGGGGGCACCGGAACCGGCAAGGGGGCCGGTGCCGGTGGGGGCCGCGACTCCAAGGGCTCCGGCACCGGCTCTGCGGGCGGGTCTGGCGGGAAGTCCCTGGACCGGAAGTCCTCCGGCGGCACCAAGAACAGCGGATCCACGGGGCCGAAGAACAACACCAGCCCGGCCAAGAGCCCGAAGAGTCCGTCAGCCTCCGACAAGAACAGCAACTCCCGCGGCTCCTCGGGGTCGTCGGGCTCCTCCGGGCGCGGTAGCACGGGCGGGACAGGGGCAGGCGGGTTCGGAGGCGGCAAGAACACGGGCGGCGGCCGGACCGACTCCAGCGCCACACCGAAGCCGACCAAGACCAAGGACACCGCGGCGAACACCCCGAAGCCCTCGGTCGCCCCGAAGGGCAGCGGCAAGACCAGCACCGGCGGCGGCGCGGCGTCCGGCGGGGCGAAGGGAAGCGCAGGCAGCGAGGGCAAGCCGGGGAAGGACGGCAAAGCCGGCCCCGCCCCGACCGCCCCCAAAGGGCCGTCCGCAGGCGGCAGCACCAACACCAAGGACGCCCCGGCCAGTCCCCGGATCCCGAAGCAGACCACCAACGACAAGAAGACCACCGACAAAGACGCCAGCGACACGGCCAAGGACCCCAAGGCCAAGCCGGACCTGACGAAGGACCAGAAGCCGAAGGACCCCGCCACCAAGGACAGCGACACCCCGAACAAGCCCGACCCGGCCGACAAGGCGACCGGCGACGAGAAGCAGCCCACCGGCAAGACCACCACCCCCGACCAGACCACTACCGCCGACGCCAGCGGGAAGCCCCTCGCCACCCAGCCAGCCCGCGAAACCGGCTACCGCGACGGCGCCCGTGCCGGAAAGGTCGCCGCCCACGTCCGCGCCTACCGTGACGGCGTGAAAGACGGCTGGGCCGACAGCCTCACCGCCGCCGACCACGAGAAGGCCCTCCTCGACGAGGCCCGCGAAGACCGCAAGCACAGCCGCGACGAAACCCGAGAGAGCGAGCAGCCCGTGGCCACCGTGATCGCCAGCAGCGCCGACCACCACGACACTGCCCCCGGCGGACCGCAGCCCATCCAAGTCGCCGGGATCGACGCCAAGAACCTCCACCTCGGCGACGGGGCCTCCCGCACCACCATCAGCCGCGGCGAAGTCCGCTCACTCAAGCAGTTCGAACGCCGCCTCGAGGAGCGGCTCGCCACCCTCCAGCAGACAGCCGACACCACCAAGCAGCTCCAGGCCCACGCCGAAGGCCAAGCCCAGCAGGCCCAGAACCTCCTCGAGCAGGCCAAGGGCGTCCAGGGCGGCGACAAGCTCGCCTCCGCCCTGTCCCGCCTCACAGAGGACGCCAAGAAGCAGGCCACCGAAGCCGAAGAGATCCACAAGCGGGCCGTACGGTCCGCCGACGCCTGCGCCGCCGTCCTCGCCAACGCTTCCACCCGCTACGGCGGCATGTACCAGGCCGTCGTCGACTCACCCGAAACACTCCCCGCCGAACTCACCTACTACCAGGGAGCCTGACCATGGCCACCGACATCCGGTTCCGGGAACTCCAGAAAGCCGTCAACGACCTCGGCAAGCAGGTCGTCCGCGCCTCCGAGATGATCCACCAGCACGGCGAGCACATCACCGGTGAAGCGCAGGACACCGCCCGCACCGCCGAAGGCATCGCCGCCATGGGCGTCGACCCCGAAACCGTCGCCGAGACCCAGCACCTCGCCCGCCTCATGGACGGACTGTCCGACTCCGCCCACGCCTACGTGTCCGCCGCCGACGCCACGGCCAAGTCCGCCCGCGCCGCCCACGCCCAGAACCAGGCCTCCCACGGCGGCATCGCCGAAGCCGTCGCCCGCTCCACGGTCCAGACCGACAACCTGCACCGCGAATGGCTCCGCGAGGAGTAACCCCACTGGGGCGGCCGCCCCGCCCCGGCCCCTTTCCCGCCCGGCACCCCCACCGTCAGGAGACCCCCATGACCACGCCCGCCACCACGACCACCCGGTCAGCCACCACCGAACGCGCCATCGCCATCGCCACCACCGCAGCCCCCATCGCCACCGGCATCCTCGCCCCCCTCCTCGACGGAGGCGCCGCCTTCACCGCAACCCTCGCCTACGGGGGAGCAGCCGGCTTCCTTGCCGCGAACTACATGGGCCGCCTCCCACCCGCCCTCCGCGCGAACCTCCCCGCCGCCGACATCGCGGAGGCTCACCGCGGCCCCCTCTTCATCTCAACGCTCACCACCGGCACTGCCCTCGCCATGGGCACCCTCATGGGCCCCGAAGGCTCCGACGCCCTCATGGCCGGCATCCTCGACCAGCCCACCATCCCCGGCATCGTCTCCCTCGGCTGGTGGGCCGCCGTCGCCCTCGTCCCCTTCAAGCTCCGCAATGTCCTTCGCCGCGTCCACCCCGCAGCCGCCCCCAGCCCTTCGGTCACCCCTCACGCAGCCCTGGCCACCGAAGCCGACCACATCGCCCAACGCTGGGGACACCACATCTCCCACCCCAAGACCGGCACCCACCGCGGCCAGATCCTCACCGTCAACACCGTCACCCCCACCCGCTGGGCCGGCATCATCACCGCCCCCGTCGGCGGCACCGTCACGGTCACCCCTGACGCCATCTCCTCCGTCTACCAAGTCCCCGCCGCCTGGATCACCCTCCAGCCCGGCGCGCACGCGGGGGAGCGGCAGATCACCGTCAACCTCACCCCACCCGCCGACGTCGACCCCACCACCCTTGCCGGGGCCTGGCGCAAGTGGGTCGCCAAGACCAACGGCATCATGGCCGGCACCCACCTCGAGGACGTCCAGGACGACCCCAACACTGGCGGCCAAGTCGCCTACGTCGTCGCCGGCGAGAACCTCGACCGGCTCCCCACCCCCGACCAGGCAAGCCTCGCCGGAGCCCTCCGCACCAACACGCTCCTCTGCTCCTACACCCACACGCCCGGAAACCCCCGCCGCGGCGAGATCCGCCTCATGAAGGAGAACCCGCTCCAGAGCGGCGTCCCCTTCCCCGGCCGCCACGTTCTCGAGATCAGCGCTGGCGGATACGTCCAAGTCGGCCGCCACGTTTCCGGCTTTCCCGCCCGCATCCAGTTCACCGACCCCACTCTCGGCGCCCGACACGTCTTCATCGCCGGCGTCACCGGCTCCGGCAAGGGCGGCCTCGTACAGATCGTCGCCCTCGCCGACCACGTCAACGGCCACGCCATTATCTACATCGACCCGAAGGGCTCCTCGAACCCCGACATCGAAACCATCGCCGCCTACTCAGGCCTCGGCGAAGAAGGCTCCATCCAGGGCCTCCGTGTCGCTTACGCCCTTATGCAGTGGCGGATCGCCGAGTCCGCCCGCCTCAAGATGAAGAACTTCGTCGCCACCCCGGAACGCCCCTGGGTCCGCGTCATCCTCGACGAAGCCCACGTGCCCCTTTCTGAACTCGAGGAGCACAAGAAGGAAGCCCAGACCATCCTCGAGGCGCTCGCAGCGAAAGCCCGCTCCCTCGGCATCATCCTCTGCATCGTCAACCAGGCCATGAACGCTGACAAGCTCGGCGGCTCCACCGCCCTGCGCACCAACGTCATCCAAGGCGGATCCCTCGTCATGCTCCGCACCGACTCCGGCCAGCAACACCTCGCCACCACCGGCTTCGAAGGCGTCGACCCCGGCCAGATCCCCGCCGCCTGGGACGTCGACCGCCCCCTCGTCTACGACTCCACCGTCACCCTCAAAGACCCCCGCACCACGTTCGGACTGGGCTACACCCTCGGCCCCGGCGGCACAGCCGAGATGATGCGCACCTTCATGCTCGAGTCCGCCGCCCCCCACATCGACAGCAGTGCGGTTGCGTACCCCGCAGACTGGCCCGACTGGGACAACCGGTACGACATTGCGAATACCCCGATCCTCGGAGGGGACCAGGCCGGCAGCGACTTCGACTTCCCTTCCACCCCCGGCACCCTCTCCGTTCCCCCGCCACCGAAGAAGCTGACCAGCACCGACGACAAGATCCTCCAAGCCCTTAAGGACGTCGCCGACCCCATCGGCCACGACACCGCGTACCTCCACAAGGACCAGCTCGCCACCATGACCGGATCCAGCGGATCCACCCTCGACAACGCCCTCACCCGCCTCACCAAGACGGGCCAGATCCACCGGCGCACCGAGGGCGACAAAGTCATCCGCGGCGAGTACGGGCCCGGCCCGGGGCCCGCAGACGACACCACGACCGAGACAGGCTGACCCTTGCCCCGCACCACCCGAACGGTCACCGCCCGCCTCCCCGGCGGGCGGTACCTCGTCGCCATCCTCGACCCTGACACCGCCGCCCAGCACAGCCCGCTGCGCCGCCACCTCCGCACCGAAGCGACCCAAGCGACCGAACGTCGGCAGGGACCGAAGGGGCCCGAAGCCGGAGAACTCCCGGCGGACGGCACCGGCCCAGGCTGACGATCCGGGGAAGAGCAGCCCGGACAAACCCTGATTCGTACGCCACGCTGGTACTGCACGGCCGGTCAGGGAGCCCCGGTGTCCCCGCGCCCACTCCCCGACCGGCCGGCCGCACACCGCGCCGCCCGGCCCCCAGCCGCCAGCGGCGCACAACGGCCCCTCCAGTACCCGAGGTCTGGAGGGGCCGCCGTACGTCCAGGACGTGGCCGGCTACTTCACCGGCTTCCACACCGCGCACCGCTCCGACGTGAACTGACCGTCAGACGACGCAATCGTCACCGTGATCGACCTGGCCGACGTCGCGAAATTGTTGTCGATGATGTCCCCGCCCTCCGACGTCCGCTCCCAATAGCAGTCCTCCACCCGGCCCGACGCCCGATACGTACCCGGCGGGATCGTCACCAGGTCCTCGTCCTCCTCCAACTGCTCCGCGGTCGGCTGCTTCGACGACACCACGTACGTGCCGTTCCCGAACCACCGCTCGTAGTCCCCGGACACGGCCTCCTTCACCGTCTTCGTCCACTTCGGGCACAGCTTCGGAACCCCCGCCAGCAGCATCGCTTCACCCGAGCCCTCCAGCATTCCGGACTCGACCAGCCACTGCGGCCGCGACGCCCCATCCACCGCGCTCACCGGCAGCGAGTCGCAGATGTCCCGCACGAACTCCGACGCCGACCCGTACAAGTCATCGACGATCCACCCCTTCTCGTCCGACATCCGGTCGATGTCACCCTCCGGCCCGGCCGCGTACACCGGCTCCGGATCTTCAGTCACCGGCGGCACCGTGCTCGGTACCACCTCCGGGCTCGACACCGCGGACGCCGGCTTCCCGTCGTCGCCCCCTCCACCGCACCCCGACACCAACACCACCGCAGCCAAACCAGCCGCCACGAACCCCACCCCACGCATCACTCTCATGCGCCGCAGAATGACACCCCACCAGAGCAGGGGGAAGGAAAACCGGGACATCGGGGATCATCAGTAACAGGCGCGGGGCCTAACCAGCACAACCACACACAGCGGGAGCCCTACCGCCATGGCAAAAGGAAAGCCCGTCGAAGCCGAAGTCTCCGCCCGCCGCGCCAAGCTCATCAGGCTGCGCCGCGAAGGCGTCCGCTACGACGACCCACGCATCCTGGACCTCGGATACAGCGACAGCGGTGCCGCCCGTAAGGACGTTATCCGCGCCCTTGAACGGAACCGCAACGAGGAAGCCGCCGAGGTCTCCGTCTACCGGCAGCAGGAGAACGAACGCCTCGACTCCCTCCTCGAAGCAGTCTGGGACAAAGCCACCACCCCCAGCCTCGTCTTCAACAAGGAGCGCGAGGTTGTCGCCGAGGAGATCGACCTCAAGGCCGTCGACACCGTCCTCAAGCTCATGGACCGCCGCGCCAAGCTCAACGGCCTGGACATGCCGCAGCGCACCGAACTCTCCGGGCCCGACGGCGGCGCGGTCCCGTTTGGCACCGGGTCCCTCGACGAGCTGAACGCCCTGATCGGCTTCGCCGGACAGAACACCCCCACGAAGGCGACCGCCAAGCCGAAGGACACCGGTGGCAACACCGACGGATGAGCTCCTCGAGGACGCACTGCTCCACGAATACCGGGAGCTGCCCGTCCCCGAACGGCGCCGTATCGCCCAAGCGGCCAGCCCCGACATCCGCCTCCGCCTCGCCTGGGTGGAGCGGCAGATGGCCATGGACCGCTCTCCGGGCGCCCTCGCATCCGTCCTTACCGAAGGCCGGGAGAAGCAGGCCCCGCACCTCGACATGATCGACGACGTGTTCCGGCGGATTGCCGCAGGGGAGCGAATGCAGGTGATGATCACCTGCCCGCCAAGGCACGGGAAGGCGCTGGCCCTTGAGACGCCCATTCCCACGCCGAAAGGCTGGACGACCATGGGCGAACTCAAGGCCGGCGATGAGGTCTTCGACGAGCTCGGGAAGCCGTGCACGGTCACCTGGACTTCGCCCACTTGGTACGACAGGCCGTGCTTTGACGTCGTCACCGACAGCGGCGGACACATCGTTGCGGACTACGCCCACGAGTGGAAGGCCAGCCTGGACCGGCGGTACCCCGATCGTCTCTACAACACCTGCGACCTCGCACGCACGCGCGCCAAGCAAGCAATGATCTGGACAGCGAACGCCCTCGAGCTCCCGGACCAAGAGCTCCCCGTACCGCCGTACCTGCTTGGAGCCTGGCTGGGAGATGGGCGCTCCGACGATGGCGGCATAACGGCGGACCCGGAGGACGCCAAGCATCTGCGAACCGTCATCCACGAGCTTGGCTACAAGACGGTCCAGTGGTCGAGGCCAACCGTCTTCGGTGTAGTCGGCTTGCGCAGCCAGCTCCGCAGTCTTGGAGTGCTCGGCAACAAGCACGTCCCGGCGCAGTACCTGCGAGGATCGATCGAACAGCGCAGGGCTCTGCTTCAAGGCCTCGTGGACACCGACGGGCATGTGGCCAAGGACGGGCAGGTCGAGTTTTGCAGTATCAAGCGAGGACTCGCGGAAGCCGTGCAGGAGCTGGTGTACAGCTTGGGCGGGAAAGCCTCGCTCATCACAGGAGACGCCACGCTCAACGGGCGCTTCATCTCCAAGAAGTACCGCGTGATGTTCTACATGGAGGGAGCCGCTCGGCTGCCACGCAAGGCAGCCAAGTGCCGTACCGGCATACGGAGCAACCGGCACTACGTCATGGCGATGCGGCGTAGCGCGACAGCCACCCGCTGTATCGAGGTCGACTCCCCATCACACCTCTTCCTGGCCGGTCGAGCCATGATCCCCACCCACAACAGCCAGCGCGCCTCCCGGTGGGGGCCGCTCTGGTACCTCCGCCGGAACCCGACCGCCCGGGTCATGCTCGCCTCGTACGGTGCCGAGCTCGCCGACGACCACGGGCGCTGGGTCCGCGACCAGCTACGCCTTCACGGCAACACCCTCGGCGTACGCCTCGACCCCGCCTCCCGGGCCGCGAACCGCTTCGACCTCGAAACTCCCCGCGGGTCATCCGTACGCGGCGGCATGGTCACTGCTGGCGTCGGAGGGTCGCTGACCGGCAAGGGATTTTCGCTCGGCGTCATCGACGACCCGTTCAAAGGTTCCGACGACGCGAACAGCCCTGCCCAGCGCCAACGCGTCTGGGACTGGTACCGGTCCGTGTTCTACACCCGCCGCGCCCCCGGCGCCTCCATCGTCCTCATTAACTGTATAGTGGGATCCATGAGAGCTTTGGGGGGAGATGGGCGCTGGAAGCCCATATCTGAGATTCGACCTGGCGACACGGTTGTGTCTCTGGCGGATGATCAGAAGACGCTTGTCACGGCCAAGGTCATGGGTCAGCGACTGTCCGGGGAGGACGCCACGCTCAACGTCGCGACGGATCGGCTGTCCCTTCGGGTGAACGGACGGCACCCCTTCGCCGTTCTTCGCTCGGACAAGGTGCGCCCTGATCCGCTGAAGGACCTCCACTGGGTCAGGGCGGAGGACTTGGAGGTGGGTGACCTCGTCATCACGACCAAGTCACTTCCGGACGACTACGTGGCGAGCGATGTCCTACCGGACGGGTCACCTGTCGATGAAGAACGCGCCTGGTTGCTCGGATACCTACTCGGAGACGGGTGGGCTGGGGAGAACAGACGAGCCAACGGCCGGATCAACTACTACGTGGCCTGCGCTAAGGGCAGCAGCCAGAAGGAGTGGAAGCAGGACCTGGATGATCGCTTGTTCGCAGCGCTGGATGGGTGGTCGCCGAACAAGGTCTACGAGACCAAGTTCGGGTACTGGCGGACCGAGTGGGCTGACGGAGGGCGACTCCTGCGCCAGATGGGTTATGGAAGCGGCGCGAGGGGCAAGCGCGTGCCGGACTGCGTTTGGGGCTGGTCTCCGAGTCTGCGGCGCGCGTTCCTGTTCGGATACGCAGAAGCTGACGGAGGGCTCCAGTACAAGGGGAAGAAGCGTGACACCGCGCCCGTGTGGCGTATCGGGTCGGTCAATAAGGAACTCCTCGATGACGTGCGGGACCTTGCGCTGACCTGCGGTGTCAGGCCGACCACCGTCTTCGTGGACAGGCCGCGTTGGCAGCAGCCTCCCGGGAGCCCGAAGCCGGTTCTCAGCACCCTCTGCAGCATCGGTCTCTCCTTCGGTCCATCCCACGCAGAAGGGCGGGGATCGATCCGAATCGGCTCACCACACCCGGCCCCTGAGCATCTGCGCTACGAGAGGATCAGGAGCATCACTCCCGGCCCTGCCTTGCCCGTATACGACCTTGCGGTCGAGGGAACGGAGAATTTCGTCGCCGAAGGGTTCGTGGTTCACAACACGCGCTGGCACGAGAAGGACCTCTCCGGGCAGATCCTCGACACCGAACCCGAGAACTGGACCCTGATCGACCTCCCCGCCCTCGCTCTCTCCGACACCGACCCCCTCGGCCGGCAACCCGGCGAAGCCCTCTGGCCCGAGCAGTACGACGAAGAGGAACTCGCCCGCACCAAACGAGCCGTCGGTGAACGTGTCTGGTGGGCCCTCTACCAACAGCAGCCCCGCCCCCTCGAAGGCGGCGTCTGGCAGTGGGCATGGATCACCGACAACCGCATCAACCCCGTTGCGTTCCGCGCCGTCGACCTCACCCGCGTCGTCGTCGCCCTTGACCCCGCGGGAGGCGACACCCCCGGGCACGACGAATCCGGGATCGTCGCCGCCGGCCGTTCCGCCGACGGCCACTACTACGTCCTCGCCGACCGCACCGGAAGCCATAGCGCCGAAGCCCGCGGCCGTGAAGCCTGCCTCCTCGCCCTTGAACTGCAAGCCGATGCCATCGCCGTCGAAACGAACTACGGCGGCGACATGGCCCGCCAGAACGTCATCCAGGCCTGGAACGAGCTCGAGCGGAATGGGCGCACCAAGGGGCAGCCGATGCCCCGGGTGGTGGACGTCACCGCGAAGAAAGGCAAACGCCTACGCGCCGAGCCCATTGCCCAGCTGTACGAGACGAACCTGGTGCACCACCTTGCCGAGTTCCCATCTCTCGAGACCCAGATGGTCACCTGGGTGCCCGGCATGGACTCACCCGACCGGCTCGACGCACTCGTCCACGCACTCACCGAGCTCGCCAACCCGGCCGCAGCGTCCGTCGGAACCAGTACGTACAGCGACCACCGCCTGACCGGGCGCCGCTGACCGGGGGCAGCACCAGAGCCCCGCGACCGTACGCTGATCACATGGCGCGGGGCCTGTCACAGAGGAGTTCTGGTGGGTCTCAGGCAGATCGCCATCCACGCATGGAGCTGGCTGAACTACAAGCCGGTGTACTCCGACGCGATGGGCATGCCCAACCGGCGGGCATTCCCCGAGGCCCAGGCCATGTGGGTGCCCGCCGAAGACGAGCGGCGCCTCGCCGCGTACAAGCTGCTGTCCGCGTACGACCACAACCAGGCCGCCGAGATCGCCGAGGTCGTCGACGGGGCATCCGCCCGCGACCGGCGCGAGTTCGGCGATCCGTCAATGTTCATCGACACGCTCGTCGCGAACGTCCTGGGGCGTGACCAGAAGATTGTGGTCCCCGGCGCCGAGCAGACCGCGGCAGGGGAGGCTGACGCAGCGTCTGTCGCCATGGCGGAACGCGTCCAGGACCTGTTGCGGGACTGGGCCAAGGCTGAGCTGCTGCCCATGCGCCTCCAGCAGTGCGAACGCAAGACCGTTGCCCTCGGGGACGGTGTGTACCGCATGGCGTGGGACCCGGCGAAGCGCCGGCCGACGCTGCGGGTCACAGACCCCGGGTTCTACTTCCCCGTGATCGGGGAGGACGACGACGGCGGCGAGTACCCGCGGCGCGTCCACTTCGCATGGGAGCTGCCCGCCGACCCCAAGCGGGGTCTCAAGGCCAGGTTGCGGCGCATCACGTACGAGCTGGACTGGATTCGGCCCCTCACCGTCGCAGGGGTCGACGAGACCGGCACGCGCGCCGTCCGAGCCCTGCCCCCGCCTCCCGACTCCGTCCCAAGCGACGCTGACGCCACCGAGCCCGTTGGCCCCGCCCTGACCCCTGGCGACATCATCGAGCCCGAGTCCGGGGCCATCGCCCGCCAGTACGCATGGAACGACGAGCCCTCCTACTTCACCTGCTACCTCACCGACGCCACCTGGATCATCGGCGACATCAAGGGCCCCGTCGACGTCGACTCCCTCCCCGCCGCCGGGGCCACCTACGCAACCCGGTCCGACGGAGAAGTCCTCGACCACCTCGACCTCCTTATCGACTTCATCCCGGTCGTTCATGTCCCCAACACGGTGCCGCCGGCCGAAGAGCACTGGGGGCAGTCGTCCCTCGCGAAGGCGTTGCAGGTCTTCGACGAGCTGGCCGGCTCCGACACCGACTCCGCCCGCGCGTCCGCAACCACCGGGCTGCCGATGCTCGCCGTGTCCGGCGTCAGTGACCCCCGGCAGGAACTGGCCGCGGGCCCCGGCATGGTCTTCAAGCTGGGGGACAACGGGCGCCTCACCGCCGTCGACACCTCCAACGCCCTGGCCGAACTCCGCAACCACGTCGCCGACCTCAAGGACCGGGCGTCAACGATCGTGCGCCTGCCTGCGGTGTCCCTGGGCACCCTCAGCCCGTCCGAGGTGCCGTCCGGGTTCGCCATGCAGATCAGCCTCGGCCCCCTCGACTCCCTCATCGGCAGCATGCGCCTGGCCCGCGAACACAAAGAAGCCCTCGTCCTCAAGTTCGCCCAACGCCTGTACATCGCAGGGCAGCACCCCGACTGGGTGGGCGTCACACCGCAGGACGCCGAACTGGTCCGCGGCCCGTACACGCCGACCGACAAGGCCGCTGTCCTCGAGCAGGTCGCCAACGGGGTAGAGAAGGGTGTTCTGTCTCTCGAGACGGGGGTGCGGATGCTCACCGACGCCGGTTTCCCCATCGACGACGTCGAGAGGGAGATCGAGCAGATTCAGTCCCGTCAGTTCGAGCAGGCCCGGTTCCTCGCCGACGCCCTCGGCAACGCGGAAGAGGTCGCCGACTTCCTCGGACGGCAGGCCCCGGAACAGCAGGAGGCTCCCGCCCCCGTCCTTCCCCCAGTCGGCAACGAGGGAGAAGAGGACGACGAAGACCCCCTGACCCAGGGGCAGCAGGGGAGCGGGGGCAACGAATGACGCAACCCGTGCTTTCCTTGGATCAAGGCGCGGGGCCTGGAACAAGTTTGGGAGGACTTGCGCTTATGCGTCGCCCCACGCAGCACCACCGCATCCCCACCACCCAGCCGGCGTGGATGCACCCCTACACCGGCGTGACCGCCCTCGGCGTGTTCTACAACGACGGCGGCACCCCCCCGGCCGGAGACTCGAACCCCCAGGACCCCCCGAAGCCCAGCCCGCCCGCCACACCCCGCACCTTCACCCAGGACGAACTCACCGCGCTCGCCGCGAAGGAGAAAGCCCAGGGGGAACGCGCCGGCGCGAGGGCCGCCCTCGAGAAGGTTGCCGCCGACCTCGGGTTCACGAACCTTGAGGACGCGAAGGCGTTCATCGAGGAAGGCCGCAGGGCCAAGGAAGCCCAGCTCACCGAGCAGGAGAAGCGGGAACGTGAACTCGCCGACCGCGAGGCCCGCGCTGACGCCCGCGAGAAGGCCGCCGCCGACCGGGAACGGGCCGCGACCCGTCGGGCCATCCTCGTCGGGCTCGGTGCGACCGGTGTAGACCTCGAGGACGCTGTCGCCCTTCTCCGTGTCCCCGACGACGCCGACGACACCGCGATCACCGAGGCTGCCGAAGCGCTCAAGGGGCGCCGCGGTGAGCTCTTCGGAGTCGCCCGCCCCAGTGACCCGGCGGCCGTCTCGGGGCTCCCCCCGGCCCCCGGCGGTGCACCCGCCGGAGGACCCCCCGCACGCCAGACCCCCACCGGTAAGCCCGGCGACCGAGGGCGCGAAATGGCCCGCCTGCGCGGCCACAAGCCCGCCGCATAACCACAGACTTCCCGGCCACTGGTCGGGGTTGGGACCACGCCCTCTCCTCGTGGACGCACACCCCACGGGGTGCAGCTGTCACCGCACGCCGCTTTCACGAGGAGAAGGCAGTGAACGACTTCCAGCCCTCCTCCTACACGGACAGCGTCACAGCCGACCGGCCGTGGCTCGCGTCCCTGGTAGGAGTCCAGGACACCAACACCATCACCCTCGACCTGAGCAAGTTCACCGCGGACACCCACTACGTGGTCTCCGCGAACCCGCTGCTCCAGGGTCGTACGGTCATGAAGTCCGGCATCCCTCTCGGGAAGATCACCGCGTCCGGGCTGTACGCCCCGTACGCGTCCGCTGCCGTGGACGGCAGCGAGGACCTCGCAGGGTTCCTGGTCTCCGAGATCAGCTTCAACCCCACCTCCGTGAAGGCTTCCGGTGCCCTTCTGTGGCACGGAGAAGTCTTCGCCGCAGAGCTCCCCGTCGCCCTCGACCCGGCCACCGTCACCTCCGTGGCGCCCGGCGTCAACATCCACTACCGGTAGAAGGAGGAGATCACTATGGAGGCTCTTGAGCTCCTCCTGCAGGACACCAACGACACCGACCTGACGGTGTTCGCCCGCTCCATCGACACCCCCGCGAACTACCGGCTCACCCAGGAAGTGCTGCCCGAGCGGCAGATCCAGGGCGTCCGGTTCAAGACGACGTCCGCGAAGCGGCGGGTCAACGCCGCGAAGTTCCGGGCGTACGACGCGCCGACGGCCATGGCGAAGCGCCAGGCCGAGCGAGTCGTGAACGAGGGCATGCTGCCCGCCCTGGGCCAGACCCTCGCCGTCTCCGAGATGGACCAGATCCTCCTCGACGTCGGCCACGGCCAGGACACCCAGCAGTACATCGACCTGCTGTACTCCGACGTGGAGCGGCACGTCGAATCCATCAAGACGGCACAGGAACTCGCCGCCGGCCAGCTCCTGGCCACCGGTGCGGTCAACCTCCCCGGCCTGGGCCTGGACGTCGACTGGAACGTCCCGGCGCTGAACATGCCGACCGCGGCAGTCCTGTGGGACGACCCGGCCGCCACCCCCCTGTCCGACGAGCGGGCGTGGATGGACTACCTCGTCGACAACGGCGCCCCCGCCCCGCGCGAGATCATCACCTCGCGTCGGGCTCGGGCACTCCTCGCGTCCAACGCCGAGTACCGGACCGCCTACTACGGCTCATCCACCGTGGGCGGAACCCCGACCGCGACGCTCGCACCGAACGAAGTCGACACGGTCCGAGCCCGCTACGGGCTCCCGCCGATCGTCACGTACGACGTGCAGGTGTGGAACGACGACGTCTACCAGCGTGTCCTCCCGGACAACAAGTGGATCATGGTGCCGAACGTTCCGGCCTCCGAGTGGGCACAGACCCAGTACGGAGTCACCCGCGAAGCCGCCAAGTTCACGTCCGGCACCAACCCGGCGCTCGTCCGGGAAGAGGCCCCCGGCATCGTCGTCGTCTCCAAGGTCGACGACAACCCCGTCCAGATCTACACCCGCGGCGCTGCGATTGGCATGCCCGTTCTGTACGTCCCGGACATCCACATCTCCGCGACCGTCCTCGGGGCGTGACCGCCATGGCCAAGCTCAGCAAGGCCGTGTACGTACGCGACCCGGAACGCCACCGAACCGTCGTCCTGCTCCCGGGCGAGGAACCCGCACCGCACCTTGCGGCACTGGTCACCAACCCCGACTGCTGGGAAGACGGCAAGGCGCCGTCCGCCCAGGACGACGCCGACACCCCGCCCAAGGACGAAACGGCCGCCAAGGGCGACGACTCCGAGGACACCAAGCAGGCCGCCCGTAAGACGGCGGCCAAGAAGCCGGCCCGGGGCCGGACGGCCGCCGATGAGGGCACCGGCGGCCAGTAAGCGGCGTGCGGGCCCGACCCCCTGGTGGGGCGCCAGGCCGGGCCCGCACCTGCACCCCTTCCCCCGCCCCTGACAGGAGGACCTGGTGGACACAGCCGTACAGGCCTGGCTGATCTCCCAGCTCGGCGCCGACACCGACCTCATAGACCTCACCGTCCGCTACACCCGCCTCGGCACCGCCCGTGCGGTGGCCCTCGAAGTGGTGCGCGAGCGCCTGGCCGCCCTGCTCGCCTCACCCGGCTCGGTGTCCGTGTCCGGGGTCGTCTCCGTCAACTTCGGCGCGAACATCACCGCGTACGAGCGGCAGATCCTGTCCCTCGAATCCGGTGAACCGCCCGCACCCGACGATCCGGACGACGGCGACACCAGGGACAGGCTCGGCATCATGTACCTCACCGAACGGCCCCGCCGATGAGCACCCCCACCCGGCGCCGCACCCTGCGCGCCCGCCTTCTGGACTTCATCCGCGGTGGAGTCAGCCGCCTTACAAGCGCGTGGCGGATCCTCACCGACGCCCAGAACCGGCTCCTCACCGCCCTCGCCTCCATCCGGCCCGGGCGCGCCGCGGCCGCCCGCATCCGCGCCGCCGTCCTCACCTTCCAGCAGGCCCTCGCCGCATTCAGCCGGGACACCGGGGCGTTCATCGAACGCTGGGCCGCCACCGACCTCCCCACCGCGTACCGCGACGGGTCCCTCGCCATGCTCGACCGGGCCGACCGCCCCCACCGCTCCTGGTCCTGGACCCGCCGGCACCAGAGCACCGTCACCACCCTGACCGCCCAGTATTACGCCGACCTCATGGGCCGCCTCCAGGAAGCCATCCGCCGGGGACAAGCCTTCCTCCGCGCCGCCCAGGACGCCGCCCGCGCGAGGGTCACCCAGTTTGACGCCGGGAGCTTCGACCCGGACGCTCTGCGCCAGCAGCACCCCCTCAACACCGTCATATACGTCAACGACGCCCGGCACCCCGTGGAGACGTGGGCGGGGGCCGCCTTGTCCTGGCAGGCCGTCACCACCGCCAACGCCGGGGCGGTCACCACGGCGTACGAGCAGCTCGGCTGCACCCGCGTCCAGGTCCGTGATGGGAACGGCTGTGGCTGGCAGAGCCACGACGACTCCGATCTTGCCGACGGCACCTACCGCAGCATCGACGACGCTCTCGCTCACCCCAGCGCGCACCCGAACTGCCAGCGCGAATTCCTCCCGCACTTCGACCGCCCCAACGCCCTAGGAGCCCTCGCATGATCAGCCCTGAGAAGTTCCGCAAGAAGCCCGTCGAGATTGAGGCCGTACACCTCACCAACGGCGTCGCTCCCGACGAAGTCGCCTCTTGGTGCGGGGGCCGAGTGGCCGCCCATCCTGAGCAGAACTACACCGGTGGAGCGATCGTCATCGAGATTGACACCCTCGAAGGCACCATGCGGGCCGAGCCCGGCGACTGGATCATCAAGGGAGTGGCAGGCGAGTTCTACCCCTGCAAGCCGGACATCTTCGAAGCCACCTATGAGGGGGCGGGCTCTACAGATGTCAGCTCGGATGCCGTTCGCTGCTGTGGTCGACCGCAGAACGGCATCTGCGTTCATGACGTCATCCAGCCTTCTCCGGGACGGTGAGCGTATGACCGCCCCGAGCATGGCCGATGAGCCCCGTCACGTCCGTATCACCGCCGACGGCGTCATGGGTTCCGTCGCAGTCGACGGCACCGACATCAGCAAGTCCGTCCAGGGTTACAACCTGGAACACCGCGTCGGCTCCGCCCCGCTCCTCGTCCTCTACGCCGCACCGCAGACCGGCGTGCAGTTCGACGGCCTCGCGCACGTCGCGGTCGGCGACCAGCAGGACCCCGGCGACACCGTCGCAGCGTTCCTCGCCAACATCGACCCCGCCGCCCTGAGCCGCGCCGCCCTGAACCGCGACGATCTCGACGGCACCCCCCACGAACTCACCCGCGCCATGCTCCAGACCCTCGCCGACATGGCCCTCGGCAAGGCAGGCACCTGATGGCCGGACTCGACCAAGCGCTCGCCGGCGTCACCCGATGGATCGGCAACAACCTCCTCATCGACACCGTCCGCGTCACCCGACCCGGCAGCGGCGAACCCGTCCTGAACACCAACACAGGCCAACTGGAGTACCCCGAAGGCGACGTCCTGTACGAGGGGCCGGGTGGGGTTTTCCCGTCCAGCGGTACCACTGAGCGGGCCGCTGTACCCGACGCGAGCCAGCCGTGGACACAGCAGCAGAAGCTCGCCTACTTCCTCTTCACCCCGCTGCCCGCGCCACCCCCGCCCGAGAGCGCCATTGTGTCCGTCGTCGCCGTGCACGACCCGGCCCGGACCGCGCTCCTCGGGCGCACCTGGACGTGCGCCGGACCGGGAATGGCCAGCACTGTCGAGGTCGTCCGCAAAACACCGCTGGACCAGAACACCATCCCGGCCGGCGTGGATGGTGGCATGTGACGCCCGATGAGATGGCCGACCGGCTCGACGCCGCCGCCGACAGCCTCGGCGACGCCATCGCCCGCCGCGTGGTGCACACCGCCGAACTCGGGCGCGGCATGATCCGTGCCAACGCCACCGGCCGCCCCGGCCCCAACGTCATCACCGGCAAATACCGGTCCTCGTGGGAAGTCGTCGGCCGGGCCATCCCGCACGGAGCACAGTGCACCATCGGCACCAACGCCCCCCAGGGCCGCCGCCTGGAGTACGGCTTCTGGGACATGACCGACAGCATCGGCCGGCACTTCTACCAGCCGCCGTACCCCCACGTCGGGCCCGCCGTACCCCGCATGGAAGCCGTCCTGCGTGAACAGATGCTCGGCGCCGTTCAGGAGGTGCTGGGATGATCGACCGCCTTCCCGTCACCATGGCCCTGTCAGCGCTCCTCGCCTCCGCCACCAGCCTGCCGGTCGGCCGGGGCAGCAAGCCGCCCAACATCCCACCCCCGTACTTCCTGCTGTACGCCATGCCCGCCGAACTGTCCGGTGCACCGCTGGCCGACGAACACGAGGACGCCTCGCTCGTCTACCAGGTGACCTCGGTGTCCGGACCGGACCCGTCGAAGCCAGACTCGCGGGGTGTCGCTGACCAGGCGGAGTGGATGGCCGACAAGGCGCGCAAGGCTTTCCTCGGGCGCGACCCGGCAACCGGATTGTGGCTGCGCACCCTCACCATCCCCGGCGTGAAAGTCACCGCCCGGTCCCTCGACGTTGAAGCGGGGGGAACGAATGATCCAGCCGATGCCATCATGAGTTACGTGCAGAGGTTCAGGTTCGACCTGACCCCCGCCTGACATCTGATCAGGCGTTTCACCGCACCGCGGCGGCCCCTTCGCGGACGTGCCACTCGTGGCCGACTCCCACACCGCATCGCATTCAGGGGCCACACGCCAGCAGGCACAGCCCCGGGACAAGGGGCCCACCATGGCCAGGTTTAACCGCAAGGGCGTCACGAAGATTCTCTTCGCCGACACGATCGCCGACACCGGATACATGCCGACGCTCGTCGAAGTCACCGGAGCCGAGGACTACACCAAGGCCATCGCCGCCGTCGACGGGTTCTCCATCGAGAACCAAGAGATCGACACCCCCGACATGGACTCCACGTTCGTGGCGAAGATCCCCGGCGACGACAGCGCAGCCGACAGCTCCCTGACGTTTTACGAGGACGACACCACCGACGACATCGAAACCGCCCTCGCCAAGGGCACCACCGGCTTCATCATCATCTGCCGCAAGGGCAAGGCCGCCAGCACCGCAGGCATGGACGTCTATCCGGTACGCGTCGCGTCGAACTCCGCGACGATCACCGCCGACAACGAGGCCGCGAAGATCGCCGTCCGGTTTTCCATCACCGACCGGCCGCTGCTCAACGCCACCGTCCCGGCTGCCTGACCCCCTCTCAGCTCCCGGCCGGGCCCGACAGCGTTTCGGGAAGGGGCGCCCGTTGGCGCCCGGCCGGGTCCCCTTCCCCTGACGGAGGACCCTCCTCATGACCACCGCACGAAAGACCGCCGCACCCAAGCCTCCCGCTGCCGCCGTAGCGCAGGATGCGCACTGGGCCGCGACTCGGGAGCGGCTCCTGGCCCGCGCCCGCCCCGTCCTGAAGCTGACGATCTGCGACGACGACGGGGCGAAGCAGGCCGTGTACGCCGCCCGGGCCGCCGAGCTGGAGGCCAAGGGGGAGGCGGAGCGCAGCCCGGAGGACGAAGCCGCCCAGGCCGCCCACCGGGTGGCCGCCGCCGCCCTTGCCGACGCGCAGGCAGCCCTCGACGCCGTGTCGATCCCGCTCCGCTTCCAGGCACTGGACCGCAAGACGTACAAGGAGCTTCTCGCCGCGCACCGGCCGACGGAGGAGCAGGCCGAGGACGGCTACGACTTCAACCTCGACACCCTCGGTCCCGTGCTCATCGCCGCCGCCTCCCTCGACGGGATCACCGAGGAGGACGCGCAGACGTTCCTCGATGACTGGTCGAAGGCGGAAGCCGAATCGCTCCTGAACACGGCCTTCGGGGTGCAGCGCGAAGAGCGCATGGACCTGGGAAAAGGCTGATCGCCGATGAAGCCTTTCGTGTCGAACTGGCCCTCTGCGACCGGTGGGGTATCCCGCACTCCCAGTTCCGGGGTGCAGGCGACGGCACGTGGACGGCACGCGACCGGGAGAAGGCACTGGCCTACCAGGAGTACCTCTCCACGGTGTGCCCGCAGTGCCGGACCCGGCACGACGACTGGGACCACGGCGGCCCCGACGAAGAGGACGCCTGGGCGGCCACCGTGCAGCTGTGCATCGGCTGCCAGGTCATCGCCGACAAGCAGGCCGAACTGTCCCGCGACAAGGGCGACGACACCCACGGACTCAAGGTCGCACTGATCCCCGCAGCGACCGCCGCGGCGATCGAAGCCGAACGAGAGCAGAAAGCACACCGCCGCCGGCACGGCGGCTGACAACGAAGACGAGAGGAGGGCGGCCGGTGGCCCACTGGAATCTCGACGTGTCCTTGCGCGGGCAGGGCAACAACCTTTCCCGCAAGCTCAAGACGGCGGCCGCCGACGCCCGCGACCTGGCCGACGCCGCCCGCGACGCCCAGAGCGAGGTCACCCAGCTCGGCACCGTATCAACCGCCACCGGGAAGGCCGTCAAGAAGCTCGGCACCGCCTCCGAAGCGGCAACCGCCCGGCTCCTCGCGATGGGAGCCCAGGCCAAGTCCGCTGCAAAGGACATGCGGAAGCTGGAACGGGACCTGGCGTCCGCGGACGCCCAGATCCGGGCCATGGCCAACGAGGTCAGCATCCGTGCTGAGCTCGACGACCAGACCGCTACCGGCACCGCGTCAGTACGGGCATCACTCGCCACCCTGGCAGGGCTCAGCCCCATCGGCCTGCGGGCCACCCTCGACGACGACACCGGGCTCGGGATTGCGGCCGTCACTGCTGCCCTCGCCAACCTGCGCGCCCAGAGCCCCGTCGACATCACCGCGACCTTCACCGGCGACAGCAGTCAGATGGTGACCGCCGCCACCGCCATCGGCGACCTGCGCGACCGGGCCGACAGCGCGGACACAGCCCTGGCCGCACTTGCCGCACAGTCCGCCACCACCGCGGCCGCCCTGAACACCGTCCAGCAGGAAGCCCGCGACGCCTCCCGCGCCCTCCGCACGCTGCGCGCCCGTGCCGCCGCCGCTGCCGAGGCGCTCGAGGAGCTCGGCAGCCGGGCCATCCTCGCCGCGACCGGGCTGCGCAGTCTCGGCGACGGGGCGAACACCGCCAACGGCAACCTGACCGCCCTGTCCGGGAACACCCGGACCCTGCGCGGCGACATGGACGACCTCGACGGCACCCTCACACGCGTCACCGGGCGCCTTGGAGGGCTGAGCGGGTCCCTCGGCACGGTCAGCACCACCAGCAGTGGCACGACCGGCAACATGCGGAACCTCATGGTCGCCGCGGTCGCCCTCGGTACCGCCCTCATCCCCATTGCCGCAGCCACCGCCCCGATCGCCGCCGGGCTCGCCGCATCCGGGGCCGCGATCGGAGCGTTCGGCCTAGCGGTAGGCGGTCAGATCGCCGCGCTCGCCGAAGCGTCCGAGGCCGAGACGAAATACCAGGACGCGGTCGACGAGCACGGCAAGTCCTCCGAAGAGGCCGCCAAGGCCGAGGCGGAGTACCTGCGGACCCTGGCCGACATGCCCCCCGCCGCCCGGGAATCCGCCGCCGCCCTGGCCGTCCTCAAGGACGAGTACAAAGACTGGTCGAACGCTCTGGCCGGCGACACCATGCCCGTCGTCACCAAATCCATGGGCCTCTTCCGTGCGCTCCTCCCGCACACCACCGGCCTCGTCAAGGGCACCTCCCGGGAGCTCGACCGGCTCCTCAACGTCGCCGCCGGCGGCATGACCACCCCCGGCTTCGACCGGTTCATCAAATCCTTCACGGCCTTCGCCACCGGGGCCCTGGCCCGCGGCACCACCCACCTGACGGGCTTCATCCAGGCCCTCAACACCGGCGAGATTGGTGCCGACCTCCGTGAGTTCATGGCCTACGCCCGCGAGCACGGGCCCCTTGTCGGTGAAACGCTGATGAACCTCGCGAAGGCCGTCATGACCCTGCTGGTCGCAGCCTCCGACATGGGCGTCAGCGTCCTTACCGCCGTCAACGCCCTCGCCCAGCTCGTCAACGCCATCCCCCCCGAGGCCCTGTCCACGTTCATCCAGCTGTACGCGGTCATGAAACTCGTGACGCTCGGCATGGCCGCCATGGGCGCCGTCGCAGGCGGGGCCGCGCTCGCCAACGTCACCGCGTTCGGCCGCGCCATGATGTTCGGTGGGGTCCGCCCGGCGATCGGCGGCGTCATCCAGGGCATGTCGGGGCTCCAGAAGGCTGCCGTTGCCCTCGGTGTTCTCGGCGTCGTGGCGATCGGCCTCGACATGCTGACCGACAAGGTCCGCGACGCGCCGCCGGATGTCGACAAGATGACGAGCAGCCTGGCCCGCTTCGCCGATTCAGGCCGCGTGGCCGGCGAGATGTCCCGCGTTTTCGGCAAGGACCTGTCCGGCCTGGTCGACACCCTCAGCGTGATGGGTTCGAAAGGTAAGGGTGCCGACTTCTTCGCGGCCTTCGAGAAGAGCCCGGTCAACCTGAAGGAGTCGAAGAAGGAGTTCGAGGCGTTCGACAAGAGCCTCGCTTCCCTCGTCACCGGCGGCAAGGCCGACCTTGCGGCGGCCGGGCTGGCCCGCGTCAAGGCGATGATGGAGGCGGCGGGGAAGCCGACGGCCGGAATGAAGGATCGGCTCACCGAGTACAAGGAGGCGCTGGCTGCCGCAGCGTTCGAGCAGCAACTTGCCGCCGACGGCATGGGCCTGTTCGGCCAGCAGGCGCAGGCGGTGCAGACGAAGCTGGACGCGCAAAAGGCAAGCACCGACGGTCTACGCCAGTCGATCGTCGCTTTGAACGAGACGAACCGGGCCGCGCTCGGCGGGATGATCGGATTCGAGGCCAGCATCGACGCCGCCGCGAAAGCGGCGAAGGAGAACGCCGGGGCCCTCAAGATGGTCAACGGCGAGCTCGACCTGAACTCCCCGAAGGCCCAGGCCGCAGCGACTGCTCTCCAGGACCTTGGGGCGAAGACCGACGAAGCAGCAACCGCCGCCCTCGACTCCGGAAAGTCGTGGGAGTACGCGAACGGGATCTACGAACGCGGCGAGCAGGCCATCATCAAGTCCGGCCAGGCGATGGGCCTCACCAAGGCCCAGGCCCAGGCCCTCGCCGCCACCGTGCTGACCATCCCGGAGAAGAAGGTCAGCACGATCGAGATGCGGCGCGAGGACGCCATCGCCGGTCTCGACGCCGTCATCGCGAAGATCAAGGCCACCCCCGGCAACAAATCCGTCACCGTGAAGGCCCTCACCGCTGACGCCCGCGCACTGCTCGACGAACTCGGCTACAAGACGAAGACACTGCCCGACGGCAGCGTCCAGGTCACCGCCCGCACCGGTAGCGCCCTGTCCGGTCTGCAGCAGGTCAAGTACGCCCGCGACAGCCTCTCCGACAAGACGATCACCATCACCACGAACTACCGCGTCACCGGCTCCACCGCCCGGCGTGAGGGCGCGCACGGATCCCAGCTCCGGGAAGCCGACGGCGGGATCGTCGACTACTACGCCGACGGCGGTATCCGCGGCCGCGCCACCCGGCACTTCGCCGACGGGTCCGAGAACCACGTCGCCCAGATTGCCCCTGCCGGCGCAATGCGGGTGTGGGCCGAGCCGGAGACCGGCGGGGAAGGGTACGTCCCGTTCTCTCCGTCGAAGCGCCCCCGGTCCCGGGCCATCACCGAGGAGATCGTGCGCCGCCTCGGAGGCGACCCCGCAGCGATCCAGTGGAACGCGGACGGGAACGTCACCGACTGGCGGTACGACCCCGCCAGCGGGTCCCTGTACTCGCCCACGGACGCAGGGCAGGCCGGGCACAAGACGAAGAAGGTGAAGGTCAAGGGCAAGAACGGCAAGACCACCACCAAAGACGTCGAATACTTCTCCCTGGCCGCAGTTGAGAAGCAGCTCAAGGCCAACTCGAAGGCCACCCGGGTCTGGAACAAGGACCTCGAGAAGGTCGCCGACCGGGTTGGTGGTGACGTCGCAGACGCCCTGGCCGCTATGGGCAAGGACGGTGTGGCCCTCGCGAAGAAGATGGCGAACGGGTCGACGAAGTACATCAACGAGATGGCGGCCGCCCTCCGTGGCCTGTCCGCGACGGCCAAGGCCAGCCTCACGGACTACACCCGGCAGCTCGACAAGGCCACCGGCGCCGACTCCGCGTTCACTCGCAATCTCGCCACCCTCGCGGCCCGCGGGTACGGGGACCTCGCCAAGCAGCTCGCCGCCCAGGGCGACACCGCAGCCCAGCAGCTTGCCGCCTCCGCCGTTGCCGACACCAAGAAGGCCGGCAAGGCGAACACCGCGGCGAAGAAGGCCAACACCGCCCTCACCGGCGACGAGGTCGACCAGCTCATCGCGATCATCGCCGCGATCAAGACCAGCAAGACGGGCATCCACACCGTCTCCGATGCCACCGGGCTCGGCGAGGACGCCATCATCGCCACCGCCACGAAGGCCCAGGCCCAGATCAAGTCGTCCCTCGGCGCCCGCGCGGCAAAGTTCATCGCCGACCTGGCCCGCGCCAACAAGGGGCTCAGCTACGAGAACGGCGGGATCCGGGAGGGCATCTACTCCACCCGCGGCGGCGCGGTGACCTTCGCTGAACCGTCCACCGGCGGCGAGGCGTACATCCCCCTCGGAGCCGCGAAGCGCGGCCCGGCCACGAACGTCCTCCGAGACGTGGCCTCCCGCTTCGGAGTCGGCCTCACCGACGCCACCAGCAGCCGCCCCATGGTCATCGTCCGCGAGGGCGGCGACACCAACGTCACCGTCCACACCGTCCGCACCGGGGCATCCGCCTCGGACATCGGCGCCCAGGTCGGGCGCAGCGTCCGCAGGGCGCGCAGGGGAGGGGTGAGCGCCCGTGCCGCCGCTTGAGCTGACGGACTGGCAGTACGACCTGGGCGGATTCCTCATGGGCGCCGGAACCTCTATCCAGGTCCTGGAGACTACCGGCCTCGGCCGGCCCCCGGTCCGGGACAACGACGTTGACCAGCCGTCCATGGACGGAGTGTTCGCCGGTCCGGACTACTACGGGGCCCGGCAGGTGCAGATCGACGCCGCGATCCGTATCCCCGGCGACCCTGCCGCCTGCCACGACGTCGTAGCCGCCCTCCAGGCCGACGCCGACGACCCCGCGGTCCGGCTGGCCGGCGGGGTAACGATGCCGCTGCGGATCCTGCGCCCCGGCCGTTCAGTGAAGCGCCTGGACGGCCGGCTGCGCCGAGTCGACCCCGAGTACCGGCAGGTCATCCACGGCTACGTGCCCCTGGACATCGAGTTCATCGCCACCGACCCCGGCTTCTACGCCGACGAGGAGACCACCACCGAGATCCCCCTCGGCTGGCTCACCGGCGGCGGGTTCGCGGCCCCGATCGTCGCCCCGATCTTCGTCCAGTCAGGCACCACCGCCGCCGACCGTCCCGGGTGGGCCATCAACGCGGGGACCGGGCACGCCTGGCCCGTCATCCGCATCACCGGGCCCGTCGCCAACGTGTCCGTCATCCACTCCACGTCCGGCCGCCGCCTCGACCTCCCCACCCTCAACCTGACCGCGGGCCAGTGGGTGGAGATCGACACCCGACCCGGCTACCGAACCGTCACCCGGGAGAACGGCGGCAACGCCTCCACGCTGCTCACCCCCACCTCCCGCATCGACCTCTTCAGCCTGCCCCCGGGCCAGTCCGAGTTCCGGTGGACCGGCTTCGACGCCACCAACACGTCCCGTCTCCGCCTGACCTGGCGCGACGCCTACACCGCCCTCTGAGGAGCACACCATGCCGCTGTACCCAGTGCCGATCCTCACCGACGGCGCCACCCACTCCGCAGAGCAGTTCCGCGCCATGGTCCAGGACCTCGCCCGCGGCGCCGAGGGCATCACCCAGGGCACCGACCTCAAGGTCACCCAACTCGGCACCCCCGGCGGCAGCGTCCAGGTCGCCAGCGGGTCCGGTGTCGTCCGCGGCCGGGTCAACGCTTTCCAGGGCAGCTACGCCGTACGCAACCAGGGCACCGACACCGTGACCGTCGCCTCCACCGGCGGATCGCCGCGCTCCGACATGCTGATCCTCCGGGTGGAGGACCCTCAGTACGAAGGCACCCTCAACCCCGAAGTCGACAACATCAACTACTTCCAGATCATCTCGAACGTGTCCTCCAGCGCCACGACGATCCCCGACGGGCGCACCGGTATCCCCTTGGCCCGGATCGACATCCCTGCGTCCACGTCCACGATCACCGACGCCATGATCAAGGATCTGCGGACGATCGCGAACCCTCGCCGTGACCGGCAGATGTTCCCGCACTCTCCGTCCTCGGCCTCTACCGAGATCACTGGCAGTGCCAGCAGCTGGGGGTACTTCACCACCGAGGCCGGCTGGAGCCTGGCCGTCCCGACATGGGCCAGCAAGGCCCTGGTCCGCATCGACATGTACAGCGTCCGCGTCTCCACCGCGAACTTCTACGGTGCGGTCCGCGCCGTCTTCGGGTCCTCCCTCCTCGTCGTCCAGGCGGTGTCCGTGGACGACAACCAGGGAACCGCGATCCGCCGCATCAACGTAGGCATCGCCGACACCATCACCATTCCCGACGCCTACCGGGGCACCACCCAGCTCCTGCGCCCCCAGGCCGCCGGGTACTCCGGCAATACCGGCCGGATCAGCGTCGACGGGTCCTCGACCTTCGTGTACGAGGTCGAGTTCTACGAGGGGCCCCGATGACCACAACCCCGGGCCGGGTCCTCACGCAGCACGCGCTGACGGGGGAGTGGCTGTCCACGGCCCTGCCGCTGAGCGATCTGGAGTACGGGCCCGAACTCAACGGGCCCGGCTCCCTCTCCGGGACCCTGTCGCCCCGTCTGCTGTCTCAGCACCCCACCCTCATCGACCCCGGCACCACCCTCATCTACGTCGAGGAGGACGGGGAACTCCGGTGGGGCGGCCTGGTGTGGCACCTGGAGATGCAGGGCGACCGCCTCTCCCTGGAGGCCGCCTCGTGGTCGTCGTACCTGCAGAAGCGCCGGGATCTCGACGGAAACTATGGGGGCCGCGGGCCGTACGTGTACGCCGACCCGTGCACCGTGATCCGGGACATCTGGGCGTACGCGCAGTCCATCCCCGACGGTGATCTCGGAGTCACCGTTGACTCGACCACGTCGACGGCGAAGGTCGGCACCCCCGCCGAGCCGCTCGCCTCACCTTTCTGGGAGAAACCGGTCCTTGGGGAGGCCGCCGACAACCTCGTCTCCGGTGAGGCCACCCCCGACTACACCTGCTCTGTGGCCTGGAACCCGGCCAAGACCGCACCCGTCCGCCGCGTGCGCCTCGGCTGGCCGCGCCTTGGGGCCCGCCGCACCGACATCACCTTCAGCTCCGGCGTGAACATCATCGAGGACCCCCCGGTCACGATGGCCGCCGACGACTACGCCCAGGTCGTCATCGCCACCGGCGAAGGCGACGGCTCCGCGAAACCCTCCGAGATCTCCGCCGTGCGCAACGGTCGGCTCCGCCTGGAGCACCTCATCGACATCCCCGACGTCAAAGGGCGCGACATCCTCGCCTCCCGCGCCGCTGCTGAACGGACCCGCCGGCAGAACCTCGGCTCCGTCGACCAGATCACCATCCGCAACACCCCCGCCGCCCCGTTCGGCTCCTGGCAGGTCGGCGACGACGTGTACACCCGCGTCAACAACGCCTGGACCAGCTACGTCGGCTGGCGGCGCATCACCGGCTGGCGGACCCAGCCCCACGCCAACGGCGGGCCCCGCGCCGTCATCGACCTCCAACCCGCCGACTCCTACCAGTACGGAGGCGTCACCTCATGACCGTCGACATCGGGCGTATCCTCGCCGACATCGGACGCCGCCTGGCAAAGGTCGAGGCACAGTCCCGCCTCAAGTCCGCCTCGATAGACGACGCCGCACTCCTGGTCCGCGACGGCACCGGTTCCCTGCGCGGCATCGTCGGACAGCAGGGCGACGGCACCACCGCAGTCACCATCGTCAACGGCCCGCCCCCGCCACAACCGTCAGCACCGATCGTCACCTCCGTCCTCGGAGGGGTCGCCGCCTCATGGGACGGCCAGTTCACCGACGGCCAGGTACTGCCCCTGGACTGGTCCCGCGTGGAAGTCCACGCCTCGACGGACCCCGGATTCGTCCCGTTCGCTGGCACGCTGCACTCAACGATCGAAACCGCCCAGGGCGCCACGGTCATCGTCGCGACCGACGACCCGGTGTACGTACGGCTCCTCGCCCGCAGCACATCCGGCACCGCCTCCCCGCCCTCCACCCCAACCGGACCGCACGGGCCGACACCCGTGGTCGCCACCGAACTCCTCGACGGCATCGTCACCACCGTCAAGCTCGCCGACGACGCGGTCACCGCCGCCAAGGTCGCCGCCGCCGCCGTCACCCCCGACGCGCTCGCCCCGGTCCTCGCCGACACCGTGTCCCAGCGGTGGGTCGACACGATGGACGACCCCGCAGCGTGGACCCTCGTCGCCCAGGAAACCGGAGCCACCTGGTCACACCAAACCGTCACCGACGCCTCAGTCGGCGGCGGCAGTGTCGGGCAGGCCGCCGGATACGTTGGGGTACGCGGCACCACCCTCATCCCGCACGACCCCTCCACCATGTACCGCATCTCCGTGCGCATCCGGGCCAGCCCCGAGCCGGCCGCCGGCCCCGACACCTGCTACCTCGGCCTCATTGGATTTGCCGCAGACAGGACCACCATGGTCAACCGGGCCGGTGCGGACAGCGTCGACTCCCAGTACTACCCCGTAGCCAGGCTCCAGGCGGTGGCCGCCGCCGACGGGTGGACCGTGTACACCGGATTCATCCAAGGTCGCGGCGCCCCGGCCACCAGCGTCGGCGGCGGCCCGGCCCCGGACCCCTTGGCACCCGAACCGCTCCACAGCCAGGTCCGGTTCATCACCCCGTACCTGCTGCTCAACTACACGCGCCGCGACAACGCAGGCATCATGCAGGTCGACACAGTGTCAGTCGAGGCCCTGCGTACTGGTGTGGTGACCGCCGCGTACCTGGCGGCGGGAAGCGTCTCCACGTCGAAGCTCGTCGCCGGCGCCGTGCAGACCGCGCAGCTTGACGCGGAGGCTGTCAACGCCTCGAAGATCGCCGCCGGGGCCGTCACCACAGCGAAGCTCGACGCGCTGGCCGTGACTGCTGACAAGATCGCGGCGAACACCATCACCACAGCGAAGCTCGCCGCCGGGTCCGTAGACGCCACTGCTCTGAAAGCCGACGCGATCACCGGCAAGACCATCACTGGTGGCGTCATCAACGGCGCCGAATTCCACTCCGATGATGGTGCGGGCGGCCTCGTCGACATCGAGAGTGGAACCGTCCTGACGACAGCCTCCACTGGTTGGCGGATCGCCATCGACCCCAGTAAGCCTCAGCCCGCCGTCGTCTGGCTCAACGACACCGGGGTCATCGCCGGAGAGATCAACGGCATGGGTGACTCCACCCGCCCCGGCCTCGTCCTGTCCTCCGGGCCCTTCACCGACGGAGCTGTCACCGACTGGCGGTGGGCCACCCGCTCCGGAGCCGACGGAGCCATCAACGGGTGGCGCACCGGGCGTTTCCGCGAATCCGACCAGAACACCATCCTCGGCGGCTATATCAACCTCGCCCCCGACAAGGCCACCCTGGCCTGGATCGACACCGCCAACTCCGCCACGAACACCATTCTCCAGATCAGCCAAGGCCTCTTTGTGTTCGACGAAGGCCGCTTCGTCATCGAGCCACCCGTCTCATCGGCGCCAGCCTTCCACCTAGCTGCGCAGACCGGCCATACCGGACACCTCATCAGAGCCCAGGTCAACCTCGTCAACCAGTTCGTCGTCACCGCAGGCGGGGCAGTCACCGCCACCGGATCCGTCACCGGGGCCAGCTTCACCACGGCGGGATCAGTCAACGCAGCCACCGTCACCACCACCAGTAATGCCACAGTTGGTGGCACTCTCGGCATAGCCAACGCCACCGTCTCCGGGCAGATCACCAAGGACGCCACCTGGTCCACCCTCAGCACCGGAACCGGTTGGGCCGGATACGGCGGCGCCTACGGCATCGGACGCTACCGGCGTATGCCTGACGGCAGCGTCGTCATCCGCGACCTCATCAACCGCACCGCCTCCACCACCATCCCCAGCGGCGAGATCGTTGCAACCCTCCCCGTCGGCTACCGCCCCGTCACCCAGGTCCAGCAGAACATTTTCGTCGGCGGCTCCTCCGGCGGCTCCCTCTCCATCAACATCAACACGAACGGCACTATCACCCTCACCAACATCACCCCCGGGGCCGTCACCTACCTCTCCACCGGCAGCGGCTACATCAGCCTGAACGGCTACCAGTTCTTCACCGACTGACCGCCGACCAGGGGGAGTGCCCGGCCCGCACACCCGTACGCTGATCCGTAGGGCGACCCTCCGCCCGCGCTTCACACCCGAGGGACTGCCACCCGGCCCCGGCCGGCGCAGCACGCCAATCAGTCAGCTCGGGCGCGGGGAGTGCAGGAGCAGGCGTTGCCGGACACCTACGTCCGCGAGTACACCCCGGCCGGGCACCTCGGCCGCCACATGGCCTTGGACTCGCGGAGTCTCGCCTACCGGCGCCCGTACGACGGGCAACCCCTACGCGCCACCGCGTGGGAACCCCGCCTGCCCGTCCTCGACCAGACACGGCTCCTCTCCCAGGGCATCCACACCGCAGAGGCCTACGGTCTCGAGTCGGATGCCGACGCACTGGCCTCCTGTACCGGGAACGCGGCCACCGCCCTCCTGTCGGTCCTTCTCACCCCCGAGCAGGCGCACGCCGCCGCCCTGAACCTGGCGGACCCGGCGATGGCGCAGCATTTCGCGATCGGCCTGTACGCCGACGCCACGACCTGTGACCAGTGGTCCGAACTCGCCTGGCCTGACCAGGACGTTGGCTCGTCCGGGCTCGGCGTCGCCAAGGTCATGCGCGCACGCGGGCTGATCGACCAGTACGGGCACGCCACCACCGCCGAGGAGGTGTGCACGCTCCTGCAGACCGGCCCGGTGCTCCTCGGAATGCCGTGGCACGCCGCGTTCTCCGACCCTGACCTGGATGGGTTCATTGACGCTGACCCTGCCTGGGCGGACTCGCCATTGGAGGGCGGCCACGAGGTGTGCGTCACCGCCCTTGAAGCCGTCGCCCTCAACGACGGCACCCTCATGCCGGAGCACACGATCCTGCGCTTCAGAAACTCCCATGGCGCCGCGTGGGGAGACCACGGCGACGGCCGGCTCCGCCTCTCCACGTACCTGGCCATCCGCGACCAGGCCGACGTCATCCAGCCCCGCCTCGACTCCTGGAGAACCCGATGAGCCGCCTCAGCAAGCCCGACACCACCGACTCCCCTGACACCCCCAGCGCCAGCACGCCGGAGGAGACGCCCGCCCGTACCTCGGCGGCCTCCGGCGCACCGGAGCCCACAACGGCGACTGACGCCACCAGCGCGTACGAGCCGTACCCCGGCGCCCACTACTTCCACGGCGGCCGCCACAGCCAGATCGTCCACGCCATGGCCCGCCGCCTCGTCCAGGAAGGCCACTGGACCACCACCCAGCCTGCCGGGCCGGACTGGACGAACGGACACAAGCGGGCCTTCGCCGCCTTCCAGCACACCCTTCGCCCCAAGGAGGGCGGTGACGTCAGCGGCATTCCCGACGAGGTGGCGTGGGACCGGCTGCAGGTGCCCCGTGTCAGCCCCGTCCCGATCAGGGAGAACTGACCGTGGCCACTCCGCTGTCCGCCGAGCGGCAACTCGCGGCTCTGCGCACCGAGGGTGTGAAGGTCTCGGAGCACCGCAGTTGGCGCACCCACAACCGCAACCACAAGGGAGCATGGGGCCCGGTCCACGGGGTGATGATCCACCACACCGTCAGCTCCGGCGACGACTCCTCAGTGGCCCTCTGTTACAACGGCCACTCCGCCCTGCCCGGCCCGCTGTGCCACGGAGTCGGCCGCAACGATGGCACCGTCGCGCTCGTATCGTCCGGCCGTGCGAACCACGCTGGCTCCGGCGACGGTGACGTGCTGCGCGCCGTCATCAACGAGACCGCCCTGCCCCCGGCCAACGAGGCGAACACCGACGGGAACCGGCACTACTACGGGCTGGAGATCGTCAACCTCGGCAACAACAAGGACACCTACACCCGCGCCCAGTACCGGGCCGCGGTGCTGTGGGCGGCCGCCCTATGCCGGGCGCACGGCTGGTCGGAGCGCTCGGTCATCGGCCACAAGGAGTGGCAGCCCGGAAAAATCGACCCCCGCGGCCCGATCGAGGGCGGCGGCTCCTTCTCGATGACCCAGTTCCGCGCCGACGTGCGAGCACAACTGGCGACGAAGCCGGGCAGCGACCCGACGCCGACCGCCCCCACCAAGCCGACGGCGCCGACGCCAGCCGTCAAGGAGGAACCGCCCGTGCCCGCCACGAAGGTCATCACCGAGTCCGTACCCGCGTCCGACCGACTCCCCGCCGGCGAGTACACGCTGATCAAGCTCGCCAAGGACACGGCCGCGCTCCAGGGCCCGTGCACCTACGTCGTCACCGCCTACGCCACGATCACCGGCACCCCCGGCACCAGGGTCACCGCCCGGTACCACGACCTGCCACTCGCCACCGGCCGCCCATCCCTCGACCTCCCAATCGACGGCGGCGTCATCGGCCCGGACGGCACCCTCAACCTCTCCGCCACCCGCAACGGAGGCCTCGACGCGAAGGAGCAACTCCGCCTGGAGCTGCGGGCCGACGCCGACGCCACCGTCACCCGACGTGTCCTGCGCGCCCTGCGCACCGACGCCTGACCCAGAAGGAGTACCCCATGAGCGACACTCCGTTCCCTCTCCCGTCCACCGAGACCGTCATCAAGGGAGCGCGCACCTACGCCCGCGACCTGGCCGAGCGCGTCACCGCAACGTTCCTTCAGACCTTCGTCGGCGGGCTGGTGCTGACTCAGCCGTTCGATATCGGCATGTGGGAGGCCGCCGCTGTCGGCGGTGTCGGCGCCGCGCTCTCTCTGCTGAAGGGGCTGGTCGCGCGGTGGCGGGACGTCACCCATTCCGCGTCGCTCGCCAAGGGTGTCTGACCCACCTCGCACCAGGAGGCATGTACGTGGACGCTGCGACCATCGGCGCCGTCGGAACGATCGTCGTCGGGCTCGCAGCGGCTGCGGCTGCTCTGATCGGACAGCGCACCAACGCGAGGGCCACCCACCAAGGGGTTGTGATGACCGGGTTCGGTGGGCTCGTCAACGAGCTCCAGGAGGAACGGGCCGACCTCCGCGAGAAGCTCGCCCAAGCGCACGCCGAGCTGGCTGGGGAACGCTCCGACAAGGCCCAGCTGCACGCGCAGATCGCACAGTTGCAAGCCGAGATCGCCGAACGTGACCGCCAGATCGCCGCCCTACGGAGGACCGCCCCGTGACCCGCCATCGCCCTGAAGGGATACTCGCTCGCCGCTGGCGGTCGCTCGCCGTCGCCGCGGTGCTTGCCGTGTTGTCCGGCGCGATCGTGCTGGTGTGGCTGCGCATCGATGCTGAGGCGCAGCGCACCGCGAATGTGGCGGCTGAGGCGGACCGGCGCGGTGACGCGGTGTCGACGCTGGCCGGGGACGTGCGCACCCTACGCGCGCAGATCCAGGCCGAGGGCGGCACCCCTGCTGCACCGGACCCGGCGGCGGCGGTCGATGACCTGCCGGACCGGGTCGAGGTCCCGGTGCCGATCCCCGGGCCGTCGGGCCCGCGCGGGCAGAAGGGCGAGGCGGGCACTCCTGGGAAGGACGGTACGGACGGGGAGCCGGGCGCGGCTGGGTCGCCGGGTCCGGCAGTCACGGGAGAGCCCGGCCGGGACGGGGTGAACGGCGCCGACGGAACCGACGGAGCACAGGGAATCCAGGGTGAGCGCGGCGAGAAGGGCGAGCCCGGCGAGCGCGGCCAGGCGGGTCCTCCTGGCCCGGCCTGCCCCGACGGATTCAGTCTCCAGCCGCCGCCGGGTGATCCGGATGGGCTGATGTGCCGGCGTGATGGTGCGCCACCGCCGGAGACTCCTGCCGGGTCACCGAGCCCGCTCGCTCTGGCGCTCGATCCGCGCCGCCAGTACCCATGATCGCGACGTGAAAGGGGCGGTCTGCCTGCCTACCTGTCCTATAGTTTTGCGACTTTAATAACGTGATCTTGCTCAGATCTCCGGCCACGCTCCGCCGCTCATCGGCAATCCCCGGGTTACCGCAAAGCCGCTGGTCAGAACGGATTGTCAGTGGTCCCGTCTACCGTGGATTGGGTACGGACTGCCGGGAAGCCACGGGGCTTCGGGAGCACGTCAGTCCCTGGCCCGGGGAGGCCGCATGGCAAGGAGCAAGGTCACGTTCGACTCGAACGCGTTCCGCCGGAACCTGAACAAGGTCGCGAACGAGGCGGCAGGGAAGGTCGGGGCGAAGATCTCGGCGGTGCTGAATGGCATGTCGTCGGAGTTCGAGGGCCGGCCGGTGGAGGAGATCAAGCCGGTGTTGCAGCAGCGTTGGGCTGGTGTGGCTGGTGGGTCGATTACGGATCCGGAGTTGTCGGAATATGCAGCGAAGATCGCGGCGGGTGAGACGTTCGACGTGAAGGTCAACGTACGCTGACACGGTGATGCCCCCGGCCACTTGTCCTGGCCGGGGCATCACGCTGTGCGGGCTACTGCTCGGTTACGAGGAGGGCGGCAGGGGTTCCACCGGCGCTCCGGATCGGGGACACCTTCCACCCCTCGCCCTCCAGGGCGTACCTGATCTCATCGGCCCCGAGGCCTGCGCGCCCGAGGTGCACAGTGACCCTCCCGTTATCCGGGACTCCGGGGGTGGCGTGCTCGATTCGCTCGATCAGGTGTCGCTGATCGGCTACGAACGCAGCATCGGCAACGGCTTCGATTGAAGGCATGGTCGTGGTCCTCACCGCTCGGGGCCGAGGGCTCGGATGGTGGTGCACGGCCAGCTGATGTCGCCGTGGTTGGAGCACACGTCACAGTAGGCCCCGGTTCCGGCGTCGGAGTCGCGCTTCTCGTGGAGTGCACGCACCCGCTGGATGGCGTCGCGCTGCTCGGCGAGCTTGGTGACGAACTGGGGGATGGTGTGGGTGTTCAGGTGCTCCAGGAGCACGGCGTCGATCTGTTCGATGTGGAGCCGTGCGGTGTCGGCCGCCATGCGCGTTACGACGTCGGAGATCGTCTCGCTGGGGCCCTGGGTGTAGCGGTTGGGGTTGTCTTCGGCGGTGGCCTGGGGTGCGTCGTGGTGCCACCCGCAGTCGAGTGGGCATTGGTAGCGCATCGTCGGGCCGTAGGTCTGCATGGTGGTCCTCACTGGTCGCTCTTGTGGGGCTTCTTCTCGTGGTTGCGCATGCTGGCCGGTGCTCCGATGTAGCCGCATCGCTCGCACTCTTCCCACCCGGCGTCTTCGCGTGCTTTGTGGGTGACGGAGTGGCTGGGGCCGAAGCCCTTGGCGTGGAGCATCTGGGCGACGGAGCCGCCGTATTCGACGGCGATGAGGGCGGCTTCGGCGACCTTGTCGTGGCCTCGGGCGAAGAAGCTGCCGAGGCCGATGTCGGTGCCGCAGCCGCAGAAACACTTGCCGGTGGGGATGAGGCGGGGGAGGCTCTTCGTCATGCAGACCAAGGTAGCGCTTCTTGGTTGGCATTCATAGTCACTTTTCAAGAATGTGGGGCGGTCGGGGGCAGCAACTCGCCCCATCGGGCGCACCCTTGAACCATGAGCACTGACTCGACTCCCCGCGAGGTCGAGGCGCCCAGCCCCGACGACACCGCGCACCCCGGCGAACCACCCGACCCGCCGGAGCGGCCGCGCGAACCGGGCGCCCGGCCGGCCCCGCTGTCCCGGCTGCTGTTCCCGTGACGCGGATGCTGGGCGCCTGGTCGTCGCCGTGGTGCCCGTACTGTCGTGGCCCGGCGGGGGTGGACTGCCCGGACCGGTCGTGGTCGAAGAAGCAGCAGCGGGCGCGGGAGGAACGGGCCTGGCGGCGGGAACTTTTCCAATTCCCCCTCTACACTATTAAGGTCGACGAAATGTAAAGGGTGGGGCACAGCATCATGCCGCGAGCGCTGACCGATGAGCAGGTCGAGGAAGTCCGCGCCCTGTACGCCCAAGGGGTCAGGACCGTAGAGATCGCTGAGCGGTACGGCGTTTCCCGCCCCACCGTCCTCAAGGCCGTCCCTGCGGAGGAACGGCGGCCGCGAGGCCCATGGAAGCCGTTCACGGAAGCCGAGGAGGTGGTCGCGAAGTACCGGAGCGGTCAGACCATCGTTGCCCTCGCCGAGGCATACGGCGTCGACACGACGAAGATCCGCCGGATTCTCATAGATGCTGGCGTCGAGAGGCGGCCCGCTAAGCCCCCTGCGCTTGACCTGCCAGCGAAGGAGATCGCCGACGCCTATCGCTCGGGTAAGACACTTCGCGCGATCGCCGCCGTCTACGGCGTTACTCCTGACCCGATCCGGCGTGTGCTGGCCGAGCAGGGCGTGGAGACGAGGTCGACCGGGTACGCCCCCTCGCTCAGCAGCGAGCAGAAGGAGGAGGCCCGCAGGCTGCGCGAGCAAGGTGCCAGCACCCTCGAACTCGCGGAACGGTTCAGTGTGTCGCGAGCCGTCATGCAGGCAGCCGTTCGAGGTGTCCGAGGTCCCAACTCGGGCGAGAAGACTCGTCAGACAGACGCCGAGATCGTTGCCGCCTACGAACGAGGGGTAAGCATCCAGGAGCTAGCGCGCCGCAATGGAATGGCTCACCCCACCGTTACCAAGGTACTGAAGGACGCAGGTGTGGCGCTCCGTGGACGTGGCGCTCCTCGAAAAGGCCTGCCGGAGCACGAGATCCTTGAGAGAGCCAATTCGGGTGAGAAGCTGACTGATCTGGCCAAGGCGTACGGCATCAGCGATCCGACCCTCCGGCGCGTGCTCCGGGAGGGCGGGTTCCGCTTTCAGCGCTCCCGTTGAGCCTGGCCGCGAATCGGGGCGATCCTTAGGATCGCGCACACAGCAGAAACGGCGGCGACCTCCGGATGCGGACCCGCGATAAGCTCACTTGCGTCCACTTAGCCTGATTCGTGAGGGTTCCATGGTCCAGCACGCTGCTACGTGCCCGCTCTACCCGACTCACTGGCTCCGGTTCGCCGTGGCCACGACCGGACTCCTCCTCCAGGACCCGCCCGACCCGGGCGGAGACCGGATCTCGGCGATGATGCTGACCGACGCGCTCGCCCACCTTGCCGAGCTCCCGAATTGGGAGACCGTCACCCTGAAGGATGTCGTGGACCAGGTGGACTGGGTGGAGAGTTCTCCCAACCGCGAGTGGCTGCGGTCGCAGTGCACCTGCGGAGCTCTGGACGGCTGAGCCAGCGTCGCACCTGAGCAGGCGGACCGTTGCGTCTCACCTCGGATAACCTTTCGTTATCCGATCACTCAGGAGGATCGCGTGGGAAACGCCCCCGCACCCATCCCGGAGTCCGACGAGGCGCTCACGCTCCGCTGGGCCGAACGACACGGCGTCGACACTGCCCGCCGGCTGGTCGACGCGGAGAACCTCGCCGACGCAGTTGCGCGCGAGATCACCCCCGACAACACGATCGACACCTACGCCAAGTCCTGGCGCGTGTGGAAACGGTTCTGCGTGTCCCAGAACTTCCCCCTCACCGAAGGAACCCGCGGCTCCCTCGTCGCCTTCGCCGTCTGGATGCTCCGCGAGGGCCGACAGGACGGCACCGGCTACGCACCCACCGCCGCCAAGACCCACCTGGCGGCCACCGCTGTGGGGTTGCGCCAGCGGGGCCACCCGGTGAGCAAGGACGTATTTGCTGAAGCCCGCGACGCCCTCGACGGCCTGGCCGTGCAACTCCTCAAGGCGGGTGAACGTCGGGGCCGCGGCAAGGCAGTGGCCGCCAGCGTCGATGGGTTGAGCATGATTGTCCGCGCCTGCCCGCCCGACCTGACCGGGCTCAGGGACAAGGCCCTCGTGCTCACCGGCTTCAACTTCGCCTCGCGCGCCTCCGAACCGGCAGGACTGCTGGCCGGTGACATCACGGTGCAGCCGCGCGGCATGGTCGTCTCCGTCCTCACCGGCAAAACGCGGTACTCCGTACGGGAAGCGAAGATCCCGTACTCGCAGACACCTGAACTCTGCCCGGTACGGGCTTGGATCGCCTACCGCGAGCAGCTCGTCGCCGAGCACGGGTCGAAGTGGGCCGCCCCCTCCACGCCGGCCTTCGTCGCCATCAGCCGCTGGGGAAAGGTAACGGGAGGCCTCGGTCCGGACGGCGTCACCCGTGCCATCAAGCGGATCTCCGCCCGCGCCCAGGTCCCGATCGTCTGGACCGGCCACTCTCTGCGCGCCGGCCTCGCGACCGAGGGACGCAGGAAGGGCAAGGACGCTGTCTCCATCTCCCGCCAGGGTGGATGGGCTCCCAACAGCCGCGAGATGCTCGGGTACATGCGAACGGCTGACGAATGGGACGACAATGCCTCCGCGGGACTGACCTGATGCCTACGAGTGGAGCCGACGTGACCCCGAAGGTGTACGAGGCGGCGTCGGTGCGGCAGCTGTCCGCGGTGGTGGACGGCATGACCGGCACGGTGTCCGACAGCCGACTGCGGCAGTTGCGGATGGTCGTCGGCATGTTCGACCGGGCGGTGGGCCGGGACGAGATGCCGGGCAGGGCGTCCCGGTCAGCAGCCCAGTTGTTCACGTGGGCGGCGCTACGCCCGTTCTGGGAGCTGGCGGCCGCCGGGGAACTGCGGCATTGGGAGAAGGACATCGGGAAACCGCTGCCGGTGACCACGCTGCGGGTGGTGCGGAACTGCTTGGAGGTTCTGGCTGGCCGGGTGCTGCCTGCGGGTCGGCGGGTGCGGTTGCCGGAGCTGGAGGCGCCTGTGCTGAAGTCGACGGTGGATGACCGGTCGTTGGCCGCCTTGTATCGGGGGATGGTGGATCTGGCGGCGACAGGGCCGTTGGTGCGGGACGGGACGGCCCTGTCGCCGGAAGACCGGGCGCGGACGTTGGCGATGGTGGCGGTGCTGCTGGATGCGGGGCTGCGGTCGGGGGAGATGGCCGCGCAGACGTTGTCGGACCTGGCACCGGGGGTGGCGGCGGTGGGGGTGCGCCGGCGGGCCCAGCGGCGGGACGAGGCTCGGGCCGGGGAGGTTGCCGCGGTGACAGGGCTGCACCCGTCGACCGTGACGAAGGTGTTGTCCGGGTTGGGGCATGACCGGTCGTTGGCGACGGAGGCCCGGGTCCTGGAGGCTGCCGCGGCGTTGCCGCCGGTGCCGGAGGTGGAGTGGTTCGAGCTGCGGGAGGGGTCCCGGGTGGCGGTGCGCCGGTGGCTGGCCGTGCGGGAGCTGCTGGTGTCGGAGGATGTGCCGTTGACGGGGCAGCGGACAGCGTTGTGGGTGACGTTGACGCCGTCGAAGGCGGGGCCGATCGGGATCCCGCTGCGTCCACAGGGGCTCAGGCAGGCGTATGCGCGGGGGATCACGGCGTTGAACTGGGTGATGGCCGCGTCGCATGGGTGGGAGCCGTTGCCGACGACGATGGAGCAGGTGCGCCGGTCGGTGGACGTGGTGCCGCTGCTGGACCCGCCCGGGGTGTGAGCGGGTCAGGTGCCGGGGATGGTGTCCTGGTCGACTTCGTGGGGTGCGGCGGCTTGTGGCCGGCGGGCGGGATCGCAGTCCGGCCCCCATCCGTTCAGGCGTGAGCTGAGCGCGGTCAGCGGGCGTCCGCAGCGTCGGCAGTACCGGTGTCGGTAGCCGGTTGCGGGGTCGTTGATGAGGGTGGGCTGCTGGTTCCGGTGGGTGCGGGCCATGGGTTCAGTGTCCGGTGTGGTGGCGGCTGGTGCGAGGTGCGGTCTACAATCGCCGTGATCTCACGGTTGTGCCCGTGAGCGAGGCCACCACCCAAACGGGGCGGTGGCCTTCGGCGTTCACGGGGTCAGGCGGCCCGGTGGAGTGCGAGGCAGTCCGGGCACCAGCGCTCGTTCTCCTTCACCAGCCGGACCGGCACGTCCTGCTTCGGCCCGGGCGCTACGATCCCCTCTTCCTTGCTGCACGCGATGGGGTGGAAGTCGCATTCCCCGGTGCACCGGTGGCCGGGGGCGGGCTTGTGCCAGACGGTCTGGTCGGGGGTGCGGCCGTAGCCGGGGACACGTTCCGAGACGGCGAGCATGGCTTCTCCTTCGGCGTTCACGGGGTCAGGCGCCCCGAGTGGCGCTGGCGTCCTGCGCGGCAACACGGAGGCGGGCATATCGCAGGGGCGACTTGGCCTGGAAGAAGTGGCCGCGACGGTACTCCCGAACCTGCTCCCCGCCCTCATCGGTCAGGGCCAGGTAGCTGATGGAGCCGTAGGCGCTGAAGAGCCGGATGGCGGCCTCTTCGGCTGCCGACTCGCTCTCAACCGGGCGGGGCTCGATGTGGGGTGTCGGGTACTGCTGGTGCCGTCCGTCGCGGATGCCGCCGGTCATGGGGTGCAGGGTGAGCATGGTGTTCTCCTTATGCGGCGAGGCTGGTGTGAGTCTGGTCGATGCGGCGGCTCGGGAGGTAGTCCCGGCCGAGTTCGCGGGCGATGAGTTGTGCGGGGCTACGCACCACGATGACCGCACCCGCCGGGGTCGTTGCCTCCGGGCGGTCCAGGACGAACGCCATGCGGTGCAGGGTGTAGCTGACGATCTTGTGGACCAGGAAGCCCCGGGCCTCTCCCCGGAGGCGGCACATGGCGCGGACCTCGATGCGGCCGGACTTCGTGGTGCGGATGTCATACGGCTCGATCGTCCGGATGGACTCGGTGCCGTCCTGGTCGAGGTAGGTGATGGTGACGGCTTCGGCGCGGTCCAGGGCTCGGTACAGGTCGGTGAGGGTCTTGGTGCTGGTCTGCTGGTTGGTGTGTCGCATCTTGTGCCCCCGCGTCTCGTGGTGTTGTGAAGACAGTACCTATATTCCATGGCGTACGCAATAGGAATGGGGTACGGTGGTCACACCAGGAACCGCCTGGAGTACCCGCAAGCCCAACAGCTGTGGCGTACGCACTACAAAAAGGAGGACACTGGCGTGGCACACACCCCCATCACGCGCCCGCCTGGCCGCCCCCGGTCCGATCGGCGCGCGTCGCCGAGAGGACCCCGCCCCGTGGCACTCCGCCCCGAAGACCAGAAGCGCGTCAACGACCTCACCGAAGCCGCCCAGCACCTCCGTACCACCGGTGCCCCACAGCTCGCGGACAGCGTTGACTACGTCCTGTCCATGGACGGTCTCGCGTTCATCGGCCGACTGAGGTTGGAGCGCATGCACACGCAGGCCGCCGAGGGTGACCTCGACCCGAACCTGCCGATGGCGATGCCGCGCCCCGTCCGGGACCAGATCAAGTCGACGGCCCGTCAGCAGGGTCGGGATTTGACAGCGGAGGCGCACAAGGCGCTGGAGGAGTTTTGCGCTGGCCGGTTCACTCCGGACCGCCCGGTTCGCGCCGCACATGGTTCGGGCGAGGTGAAGGTGAACCTGAATCTTCGGGTTAACGCCGACCTGCGGGCCCGGGCGGAGAAGCACGGTAAGGACGTGGCCGCCGAGCTGGGCTGGGCGCCGCGCGCTTCGCATGTCATCACTGGCTGGCTGATCCGGGAGTTCACCGGGGCCAGTAGGTAGTGCCCACCCCGTGACGGGGTGGGTTCGGACGCCGACACCCGGGCCTGCCCCCGCACAGCGATAACCCCATAGGAGACCTCATGGCCACGGCCACCGAGGCCCCCGCCAGCGTCACGGCGGAGGGCCCCACCTCGCACACCCAAAACCAGGCAGTCCCCAGCATCTACCAGCTCATGGCCCTGGTCATGCGCGACGTCCGCGACGTCGGCAAGAACGGCTTCAACGACCACCAGAAGTACAAGTTCCGTGGTGTCGACGACTTCATCGGCGCCCTCGCCCAGCCGCTCCGTGACCACGGCGTGTTCATGATGACGGAGATCCTCGACTTCCAGACCTCGGTCCGCGGAAAGATGAACGCCGTCCACATGCGGGTCGCGTTCCACTTCCACGGCCCGGCCGGCGACAAGGTCACCACCAGCACCCTGGGCGAGGCGTCCGACACGGCGGACAAGGCGTCGAACAAGGCAATGTCCGCGGCGCTGAAGTACGCCCTGATGCAGACGTTCATGATCCCGGTCGACGCAGGGTCGCTCGACGACGGAGACCGGGACCACCCAGTGGGCCAGCGGTCACCGGCGGACGCGTACCTGGAGCGGCTGCGGAAGCCCACGGTGTGGAACAACGTGACGGCGCTGACCGCGATGCACGCGGAGGCGAAGGGTGACGGCCTCTTGGGTTCGGCGGTGCAGGGCCCGGATGGGGAGACGACGCTTGGGGATCTGATCGTGTCCCGCGGCCGGCAGCTCAAGGACGAGTTGGCGGCCCGGGAGGAGCGCCAGGCGCAGGAGGCTCCGGTGGCGGCCGCGCAGGTGGCTGCCGAGCACGGTGCTGGCCCGGACCCGATCGACAACCTCGTCGGCCAGGTGCAGCGCGGGTGGAACGACGCCACGGAGCTCACGAAGGTCCTTGCGGAGGCGGGGCGCCGAAATCAGCTGCTCCGGGAGGTCGACGGTCCGACCGGCGGCATGGTCCAGTTCGGCGACATGGTGACGGCCCGCGTACAGGAGCTCAAGGAGCAGGCTCGGCAGGCCGAGCGGAACGGGCACACCGACACCCACGAGAGGAGCGCCGCCTGATGACCGCCTCTCAGGAGCGGGAGCACGGGTACGCGCGGTACAAGCTGGACAAGTGCCGCTGTTACACCTGCGCGTGGGAGGTGTCCCAGTACGTCGAGGCCCGCGCCCGGGCCATCGCCTACGGAACGTGGCAGCCGTTCGTTGACGCCGAGCCCGTCCGGCAGCACCTCCAGAACCTTCAGTCGTGCGGTATCGGCCTGCGCCGCATAGCCGAAGCCGTCGGCGTGGACAGGAAGAGGCTGCAAGCGGTCCTGACTGGCCGGCCAGAACGGGGTACGGGCCCGCAGGAGCGGGTGCGCCCGGAGTTCGCGGCGGCGGTCCTGGCTTTGGAGCATTCACTGGAACTGATGGGCCCCACCACCCCCATCAACGCGGCCGGTACCCACCGGAGGCTTCAGGCCCTGATGGTCGCCGGGTGGCCTGTGGAGCGGATTGCTGAGGCTCTGGGGCAGCGAACCTCCAACATGGCGGCCTTGATGCTTCGCCCGCGGGTCATTGTCCGTACGGCCCTCACGGTCCAGGGCTTGTACGACCAGTGGTGGAAGTCCGACCCGCGTATGCACGGTGTCGACGTTCAGGCGTACACCGAGACCCGGAAGCACGCCGCCCGCCTGGGGTGGGCTCCGGTCGGCGCGTGGGACGACGACACCATCGACGACCCGGCCGCGGTACCGGACCTGGGCGAGCAGGTCACGCGGACTGAAGCGATCGCCGAGGACGCCACCTGGCTGATGGAGAGCTTCGGCTACGACCGGCAGGCCGCCGCGGATCGTCTCGGCATCTCGAAGAACGGTGTCGCGCAGGCACTGTCGAGAACGGCGCGCGCAAGCGCCAACGGTTCAGCACCGACAGAACGGCCGGTGCTGACGTGGGAGCCCCCGAAGTGTGGCGAGGCACGCATGTACCGGCAGCATCTGCGCCGCGGCGAGTCCTGCGAGGAGTGCCGCGGTGCCAACGCTGCCGCGGATCGCCGGTACCGGCTGACAGGAAGCCGCGCGGAGGCGTCCTAGCCGCCTGTTCAGCCACTGCATCACCGGCCGGTCCCACCCCGGGGCCGGCCGAAGTCGTCTCCATCACCTGTTGGGAGGCCCGCCATGGGCGTTGTCCTGCTGTACCTGTCCGTCTCTCTGCTGCTGTCGGCGCCGTTCGGTGTGGCCGCGTGGCGGCACTGGTCGGACCGAATGCCCGACCGGCCCGGCGTCCCCCCGTTGTCCGAATCTGGGCCGCGATGACTCGACCCATGACCCAGCTGTACCGGAGCCCCGGAGAGGAGGCGATGACCATGACCACCACCCAGCAGTACACCGCGATGGCCGCGGTGCTCGTCGTCCTGGCGGGCGCCGGCCGGGTCTGGTGGCAGATGCACCGGTTGCGGCGGCTCCTGCGGTCGGAGCGTGCCGCCGCACTGCTGACCGATGCCACGCACCACCGGGACATGGAGGCGTTCCGGGCCAGGGTCGCCCGCGCGGTCGCCGAGCAGCGGGCCGCGGAGGAGTTCACAGCCCGGTTCCTGGACGACCTGGCGGTCATGGCCGCCGCCGACGAGGTGGTGGCCGCCGAGCTGGCCCGCACCACACACCACAACCCGCAGGAAGGGGACACCCCATGACCACGACCGTCGATGCGATTGCCGCCCGGCAGCGCCTGGTGGACGACCGGCACTACCGGTACCGCGGGTGCGCCCCCGACCCTGACACCCCGGGCATGTCCGCGGGGGACCCTGATGTGCCGCTGGACGCGTGGGGCCCGTACACGGGTGACGGTGCGGAGGCGCAGAAGACTCGCCTGGACCGGGAGAAGACCGCCCTGCAGATTTGCGGCAGGTGCCCGGTGCTGGCGCTGTGCCGCACCTACGCCAACACCACCACCGTGGAGGTCGATGCGAACGGCCGGCAGGTCGAGCACCTCGTCGAGCCGGAAGGGGTCATGGGCGGGCAGAAGGCGCTGGCCCGGCACAAGGCACTCATCGAACGCAAGCACGTGGAGGCCGCCACCGCCGTGGCGCCTGTGCGGGATCTGGCCGACGCCCGCACTCCGCAGAAGGTCGCGGTCCTGCTCGCCCTGGCCGCCGAGGTGGCGGACGTACGGGTGGCACACCGTGCCGGTATGGACCTGCGGACGTGCAACTGGCACCGCAGCGCCCTGTGCTCTCTCCTCGACCTGGACAAGGAGACCGCGACCCGCGACGAACTCCTTACGGTCGCGGTCCTGCGGGGGTTGCTGCCGTCGGCGGCCGGGGTGGTGTGGGACGGGCTGTGGCCTGTCGCCGCAGCTCCTACGACGGACGGTGTGCGCCAGCGGCGGATAGCCCCGGACATGCCGTTGACCGCCCTCATCCCGCGGCCGCGCACCCGACGCCGGAAGCCGCCGGCCACCGACACCCGGCTGCGCGTGCGGTACGTCGCGGTGCCTCTCTTCCCGGTGGCGCTGGTCGCCCCGGCCCCTACCCGAGCCCTGGAGCCCGCAGCATGAACCAGCCCACCACCACCGCGGCGGCCGACGCCTCGTCACCGGCCCACGTCGACCGTGCCCTCGCCGACCGGTGCCAGACCTCCGGCGACTACATCGCCGGCCTCATCGCCCACGGCCACCTCGAAGCCGCCGGCACACCCCGCAAGCTCCCCGCCGCCCTCTTCCCCGACCAGGACCCCGCCGCCGTGCAGCAGGTGTGGGACGCGGCGCTGGCGGTCGGGTACCGGGCCGGGCAGCTGTCCGTACGACCCACGTGGACGAGGGACGCCCTGGACCGTCTCCAGGCCGCCCTCGACGGGGCCGGGTTCGTGGCGATGGGACGTCTGGCCGCACGGTCCGCGACCCTGCACCCGCCCCGGCACCCCGCCGACGGCGAGCACCCCGCCGGGCATGACGAGGACGACACCACGGCGCGGGACGGGGGCACTGGTGACCGCCCCCCGCCGCGGCCGGCCCGCCGTGTTCGCGCCCCCCGCCCAGACCGCCTACCTCGACCTCGTACACCACGGGATGCGGCTGGGGGACGCCGCCGAACACCTGGGCATCAACCGGGCCGTGCCCACCCGGCACGCCCGCACCGACCCCGAGTTCGCCACCCTGCTCGACGAAGCGAAGGCCGTGGGGGCGAAGGTACGGCGGGAGGGAGTACCGCACGACGAGTACCGGTACAACGTGCTCGGCTGCCGCTGCCCGGACTGCGGCCTGGCCGCCAGGGTCGGCCGCGCCGGACGCCGTACGGACGCAACCGCCGACGAACCCCCGGGCGGTGACACCACCGGGGACGTCCACCCGATCCGACTGGACGGGGCCGTCGTTGGCGACTCTTCTCTTCCTTCCTTTTTGCTGGCCAGGGCTTCTTGAGGGGTACCGGGGAAGCTCAGCAAGATCACGTTATTAAAGTCGCAAAAGTATAGGACAGCGCCCCTGGCCCGTACGGCTGTGCGATGAGCCGCATACCTGACGACAAGTCGGATGAACAACACGATCAGCAAGGAGGCAGACAAGTGGCGAGAGGAACGGGTAGGCTGCGCTTGACGCCAGACGACCACTCAGGTCCCGGGTGTGCACAGACAAATAGAACGGCCTCGCTCCCCCGGCTGGTAACCGGGATCGACGCGAGGCCGGTGCCGCAGACAGTCCCTGAAGACTCCTACGGCCGGCCGACACACAACAACGACGAAGGTGCCGACATGGCGAAGCGTACCCGGGAATCATGCCCCGCAGACAGTAGGCCCCGCAGTTCCGGCGTGAAGATCACACCGCCGACGCACGCGGGCCCTGTCGCCACTACCAACCACGTCGCGTGACCGCCGCCGTCCGGCAGCTTCGCCGGACAGTGCCGCACGTCGCTGCTCAGCCGACCAACAGCAGCCCTGACACCACCGAGGCGCACGGCCTCCCAGGTGGAGACTGCCTCTGTGGTCGCGGTGAGACCATCGGCACCTGCATCGTCACGGGCGACCGACTGTGGTTCCGGGCTTTCCGAGACTCGCCCGCCGCCTACCACTTCCAGCGCGTCACCGACTGGGCCTGCGTGGACTGTGTAGCCGACGCCGCCCTGGACGTGGCCACCGGAGTGATCCGCAACCAGATGCGTGAGCAGGCCCGCGAGCGCGCGGCAGAGATGAACGCACTGATGCGGACCAAGGCCATGCGACAGGAGGCTGGTCTGCCGCCCGTCTCTGCGGCCATCCCTGAGGGTTGCGACTGGCCGGAGGGCGAGCGATGACCCTCGACCCTGCAGCGCAGCAGCGCTACCAGCGACTCGAAGCCCAAATCGCAACCCTCGGCGGCGAAGACGTGCCGATGACAACCGAGGAACTGCGCGACCTCCTCGGCGCGATCATCCACGGCCACAGCCACAGGGATCGCACGGACTTCGACCTCAACCTCGCGATGATCGGCGTCGAGAGGCACGTCGAACTCCGCATCCAAGACTTCCTGGCCAAGCAGGCACAGGAGCAGACCTCGCCCAGCAAGGGGGATCAGGTGACCTAGCGATCTTCTAAGCGGGAGGTCCTGGGCCCCTTGGCGGGGGCACTTCCTCTACCGCTGGCCGCTGATGTTGGCGCATCGTGCGCGGCCACTTCCTACGGCTCGGTTTGGCGACCGAGCTAAGGCCCGACTTCCGACTTCCGGTTTGGCGACCGGGGCCGATCAGGTCGAGCGACTACTGGGTTCCCACCCATTCACGAGGACCCCATCGGGGCTCTCGCTTTCATCCATCCCAAGAAGAGGACGGGTACATAGTGCAGTACGACGCACCTGCTTGTCAGCTTGAGCGCGCAAACGATGGCGATTCGCGGCAAAAGTCCACCCCAGAACTCGGCACCCAGTGCCCCACCCTGGCCCCGTGGGCGCCCGTCAGTGCCACCGCCATGGAGGTCGGCACCACCACCTCCCGGCACACCGGCCCCCGGAACTGGCTCCGCTCCGTCGAGTGGCTTATCGCCGCCGGCCTCCACCCCAAGGCCAACCACACCACCCTCGCCGTCGCCCAGGACCTCGCCAAGCGCATGGACTACAGCACGGGGCACGTCCGCTACGGACTCGAGGACATGGCCGTACGGCTCGACCTTGACCGGTCCAGCGTCGCCCGGCACGTGAAGTACCTCCGTCAGCTCGGCGCTCTCGTGTGGGCGCAGCACGGCTCCCGCAGCAACATCAAGCGCATCCTCGGCCGCCCCGGGTACGCAGCCACCGCCACCGTGTACGCCGCGACGATCCCGGCCGCCTACGACCACGCCATGGGCCACCGCGTCCTCGGCGAGGGGTACGAGGCGCGGGCCATCGCGGTCCGCCAGGAGACCGCCGTTGCCGGGGGTGCGAATGGGGCCGAATCGGCTGTGGACAACTCCCTTTCGGGCCCTGTGGATAACCCCGCTAAACGATCTCTTGCGACCCCTTCCCTTACCCCAGCCACCTATGGGGTTCAGGTTCAGATGGTGGGGGGTGTAACTACTACCGCGACGCGGCAGCAAACCACCCCCAGCCCCCCCTCCCGGACGGCCAAAACCAACAGCGGCAGCAAGAAGCGGGCCACGATCCTCGGCAACACGGTCACCGCGACCGGCATGCGCCTCGGAGACCGCCTCGCCCACGCCATCCGCCGCGCCGTTCCGTGGACCCGCCGCGCCACCCACGACCAGCTCCGGTGGATCTGCGCCGACATGGGCGAGCAGCAGTGGACCGAGGACCAGGCCGTACGGTTCACCGTCGAGACCGGCCACCAGCACGCCGCCGGATACGCCTGGAACCCCCACCAGCCCCACCGCGTCCTCGCTGCCGCCCTCCGCACCGCCGACGCCGACCAGCTCGAGGACATCCCCCTCGACTCGGCGCACACCGTGGCGTACGAGGACTCCACCGTCGCCCGCAACCGGGCCTCCCTTGAAGCGCTGTTCGCCCTGATCCCCGCTGACGCTGCCCCGGAGCTCGAGGAGATTCCGGCCGACAGGTACACCAACGAGGACCGGCTCCGCGCCCGCCTCAACTGGAACGACTGGCCCGAGGTCGCCCGCCACTACGCCGACGACCCCGACGACGCCCTCGACCTCTACGGCACCAAGCTCTGCACCTACGCCGTCGGCCGGGACGCCCGCGCCAACAACAGCACCCTCACCCACATCTGACAGGAGCCCGCATGCCCAAGCACGAGGACGCCAACCTCACCGCCGTACGCAACACGGTCAGCGAGAACATCAGCTTCTCCGAGGCTGCGAACCTGTCCGAGACCCCCGACACCCTCACCGACGCCCTTCACGCGCAGGCTCTCCTCCAGGCCGCCCGCATCGTCACCGCCACAGCCACTCCGGGCAGTTCACTGACCGAGGTAGTCGAAGGGGTCGTGCGTGCACTTCACCGAGAAGCCGCCCGCCTGACCGCACCTGAGGCCGCTGGCACCGCCGACCCGAACCTCGCGGCCATGGAGAAGGCGTCCCGGGAGCTGTCCCCCGCACTTAGGCAGTCACGCGCGCAGCTAGCCGACGATGCCGAACGATGCCCGGAGTGCACCACCAGCCTGGCTGCCTACTCCACCCACGAACTCGTCCACGTGCGTATGGAGCCGCGCCCGTTCTGCTCTGGCGAATGCGCCATTGAGTTCGACGCCCGTCGCAGCGACGCCGCCGTTTACCACCGAGCCTGGGACGTCGTCCGTAAGGGAGACCGCTCGTGACCCAGCCGAAGACGGCTGCCGGGGCGGACCTCGCCCGCCAGGCCCTCGCCGCCTACAAAGCCACCGCACCCAGACAAGGCGCCCCCAAACCCCGCCACCGCGCCCGGCGTGCAAACCGAGGCGCCGGCCGCGACCCCGTCGGCCTCAGCGGACTCCTCGGCCACCTCAACACCGAACAAGGCTGGGAACTCTCCCTCTCCGCCGGAAGCATCACCGACCGGTGGGCCGCCCTGTGCCCCGAACTCGTCGGCCACGTCGAACCTGTCGCCTACGACCCCGACCGAGGACGCCTCGACCTCCGCCCCGCCACCCATGCCTACGCCGCCCACCTCCGCCTCCTCGGCGGACAGATCGCCAAGCGCATCAACGACCAGCTCGGCCGCCAGGTCGTCCGCACCATCCGGCCCCTGCCCGTCGGCCCCATCACCGCCACCCCCGCGGCGGCCGCGCCCGGCCGACCCACCGTGCAACGCCCCATCCGCACCCGGGACACAGCGTGCGACGGGTACAAGGAAGCCCTCGCCGCGATCCGCCGAGCCGAGAAGCCCACGGTCAACCCGAAGGCCGCTGCGGCGATCGAGCGGCAGAACCAGGCGATGGCCCGCGAGCCCGAGGGCCAGTTCGCCGACGCCGTTGTCGCGGCCGAGGAAGCAGCCGGCCCGCAGCTGTCCGACTCCGAACGCGCCCGCCAAGCCGCCATCGCCCACAAGCACACCGGCGGCCACACCGCGCCCGTACGACGCGTCTTCGACGTCGCCTGAGTTTTACGGCCGTAAAACTCGCCCCGCCCAGAGCCCTCTCCGAAGACACCCGACCGGTCTGACAGACTGCCCCCAGTCCGGAGTACCGGAACATCGGGAAGTATTCGGAGAGAACCACATGCCCTACATCACTGTGCTCTTGAACAGGAAGGGCGGAGTGGGCAAATCGCTCATCACCGTCAACCTGGCCGCCGTCCTCGCCGAGATCGTCGGCGAAGACCAGTCCGTCGCCGTCGTGTCGATAGACCCCCAGGCCACCAGCGTCGAGCACGCCGAAGAAGTCCGGAAGCAGGGCCGCGAAGTCCCCTTCCGCGTCGTCAACGCCAGCCGCAACGTCGAGCAGCTCCGCAAGCTCCGACGCGCCAAGGCCGACTTCGTCATCGTCGACACCCCCGGCTTCATGCCCCTCAACGAGGAAGAGGAAGACGACGACTCGATCGACCCCCTCGGCGACGGCACCGTCGGAGACGCCCTCCGCGCCGTCCTCGACGTAGCCGACGACGTCATCGTCCCCCTCGAAGCCGAAGGGTCCGCCTTCCGCCCCACCCGCACCACCATCGAACGCGTCCTCATGCCCCGGCAGATCCCCTACGGCGTCGTCGTCAACAACTGGGATCCCCGCGACGGCGAGATCGACCGCGACCGGACCATCAGCATGGTCAAGAAGCGCGGCTGGAACCTCTACAACACGACGCTCCGCCACTACAAGCCCCACACCCGCGGCATCACCAACGGACGCTTCTGCACCCAGTACGAGTCCAACCACACCGCCACCAAGGCCAAGCAGGACTTCGTCGCCCTCGCCCTCGAGCACCAGATCCGCCGCCAGAAGCAGGCGACCCTCTGATGGCGATGAACCCCAACGAGTTCGACGACTTCCTCGAGGACGACGACGCCCCCGACCACGTCATCGACACCCGGGCCGACGGCCGGCTCCTCCGTGTCCCCCTCGGCCGCATCTCGCCGAACCTCGTGAACCCGCGGAAAGACTTCGGCACCGAAGACGACCTCAAGGACTTCGGGCGCAGCCTGAAGCGCCGACAAATCCAGGCCGTCCCCGTCGTGACCCGCAAGGCGTACCTCAACCTCTGGCCCGACCACAAAGACGGAATCGGCAACGTCGACGTCGTCATCGTCAGCGGGGAGCGCCGCTACCGCGGAGCCAGCGCCGTAGACCTGCCGGCGCTCGAGTGCGTCATCAACGACGGGTACGCCGAGTCCCGCAAGACGTTCCTCGACGCGGTCGTCTCGGAGAACATCGACCGGCAGAACTTCGACGCCATCGAGGAAGCCAACGCCGTCGAGGTCCTCGTCGAAGCGTTCGGCACCGCCCGGGCAGTGGCCGAGCACTACGAACGGGTCGACGGCTGGGTATCGCAACGCCGGATCCTGCTCCGCCTCGCCCCCGAAGCGCAGGAGCTCGTGCGCCGCCAGAGCATGCCGCTCGACGCGGCACGCAAGCTCGGCAAGCTCGTCAAGGACTACCAGTGGTCCGCCTCGGACCAGTTGCAGTGGTGGGAGGACGAACAGCAGGAGCGAGCGAAGAAGGCGGCGGCGAAGAAGGCGGCCCGCGCTGCGGAGCGAAAGGCCGCCGCTCAGGCCGCTCCGATGCCACCGAGTTTTACGGCCGTAAAACCGGTTGGTGTGGCACCGGCCCCGGACCCGGGCATTCCGCAGCGCGTCGAGCCGGAGCAGAGCAGCCCCGCCCCGACACCGGACCCGGCCCCGGCCGCTCTTCCGGTTCAACGGGAGACGGCACCCTCGCCGACTCCAACACCATCAGAGGCCCCACTCAACGTTGCCACGCCCGCAGTGAGACCGACAGGACCCATTCGGCAGTCCGTAGCCGCTGAGCCCTCTGTCCGGGTGCAGCAGCTGCCGACGCACGACTGGCAGCAGCTCGCGGACATCGTCATCGCCGAACTCCCCCGAGCAGCACTGCAAAACCTGACCGAGCGACTCCTCGAGGCGGCTACAAGCCGTTCCGCCTGACCCAACAGAACCGGCCCCGCCCTCACCATCACGGTGCGGGCGGGGCCGGTTTCGTGTGCGGTCGGTTTCGGTCGCATTCCGGCACCTTGCCGGGGTTTTTCGGTCACACGTCCGAGTGACTCCACGACCCGCCCCTTCCCACCTGCGGCCGGTCGTGACTTGGCTGGAAACGCCGTGCGCCCAAACCGGGTACGGCAGCAGGGGCAGGGGCGCCCCCGCCCGGGTTCGCAGCACCCCTGCCCCTGCCCCAGCTCTCACCAGGAACCTTGCCCAACGCATTCCGCTGACGAGAGCCGAGGTCTACAATCGCCATCATCTGATGGGCATGCCCCGTGAGGTCTCAAGCCCCCGCAAGACCGGAAGCTGGCGTCGGCGAAAGCACCAGCCCCCGACCGCGGGGGCTTCCTCATGCCCACACCCAGACAGCAGCACGACCCTCCCGGACACCTGACCAAGGACTGGCCGGGACCCTACCCCAGCAGGGGCGCACCGGTATCAAAATCCAGACCTGCCTTACCCACGTGGCCAAATCAGTGTCACAGTGAACATCCCCCGGTATAGGCCACCGGCAGCCAGCCGGGGGAGGCCGCACGGACTGCGATCGTGTGGTCGCCCTTCCCAATGCCGGAGGAGCGGAGACGCCCCATGCCCTCATCAGTCGAGCCCGCCCCCACCACGGGCCACCACACACCCGGGCCCCCAGGCCCCGACACCACGCGCCCGCCTGGCGATACGTCCAACCGGGTCATCCCGTTCGGCCGGCGCACCACCCGCACCGGGCGCGGCCGCCGCACCCCGCAGCCCGCCCTGCCGGAACGCGTCGTCGCCCCAGACAGCCCTCAGCAGCGCCTCGCCGAAACCGCCGAAGCATGGTTCCTCGCCCGCGGCGCCACCCTGACCGACGAGACGACCGCCGACACCTACCGGGCCACCCTCGACCTGGTGCAGCTCATGATCGACGGATCCCGCGCCGAGAACCTTGTCGGCGAGGACGAACACCAGACCCTGACCGGCATGATGCGCGGCCTCCGAGACACCCCCGACGTGCTGTGAATATGCCAACCACCAATGCGGTTCGATGGGTGGCGACTCGACCACAGTCACACACAGCCCGTTGATCACTTAGCACTTTCTGTTCAACACGGGACCAATACGTGCCATCATGGGCGTCCGGAACTACCCGGAGTCACACTCTCCGGCCACCGGCGCGCGCCCCGGCCCCACACCGCACGCCCCGCGCCCCCGGCCGGTTTCCAACGGGATCGGGGACACCATGCTGGGAGACGACACCACCACCGAACGTAGACTCCGGCTCCTCCAGGCGGAGTTTACCCAGCTTGAGCAACGCGGGCCCGGTGACGGGCGCACCGCCACCCGCACCGAATCACCCGCACCCCTCAACCTCGCCGTCATCGACCGCATCCGCGCCGCTGTGTACGAGGTCGAAACCCACACCCGCGCCGCCGTGCCCGACGCCGGCCCCCTCCCGGCGGACGCCGCCCGCGTCTACGACTGGGCACGCCAGCACACCGCAGACCTCGAGCCTCAACGCCAGCAGGCCCGCGAGACCCTGATCTACCGACAAGGCCTCGAGCACGCCATCGAGATGGGTGACGCCAGCGTCATCCGCAAGCACCCCTGCCCCGGCTGCGGATGCTGGGGACTCATCTGGCGGCCCGCCGCCCACCGCGCCGCCTGCGTCAACCGGTACTGCGTGGACCACGACGGGCTCTCCCACACCTGGCCACTCAAGACGCTCGCCCACCACCACGTCGCCCGCCAATTCGCCACGAAGACCAGCGCAACCTGACCGCCCTCCCGACGGTCAAACAACCAGCACCCCCCGCAACAACCTCATCACGCACAACCCTCACGGGCCCACCAGCCCACCCCGTGTCGGCCGCCGGAGCTGCGAACGATGGCCGCCCGACCCCGGGAGCACCATGGCCGTCGAGCACTTCGTCCCTCACCCGGCACCGAACGACCTGATGCCCCTGCCGGCCATCTACGACCTCCTCCAGGACACCGGTCATCCCGCGTCCGAGTCAACGATCCGCCGGTGGATCGCCCAGGCGGAGGCCCGCGGTGAGGCCATGTACGTCGAGCGCCGGCTGTCCTTCGCCGGGCGCCGGCGGGATCTCGTGTCCGTCTCCGACATCCTGATGGCTCACCGTGACTGGGTGAACGGCACCGTGCCCTGACTGGGCGTCACCCGCAGAGACCAGCCCTCACCCCTTTCCCCCGGGGGTGGGGGCTTTCTCATGCCATCACCCCGAACGTATTGCATAGCAATACGAGAATGGGTACTGTGGTGTCACCGGAAGGGAGAACACCCCCACCGGACCACCACCCCAACCAGGAGGCCGCCATGGGCCACGCCGTGATGACGCACGCCCCCAACCGGGCCACCACCGTCAACTACGCCGACCTCACCGCCCTCGCACAGGACGCCTTCGACCACCACATGGAGCAGGCCGACAACGCCCGCACCAACACCGACTACCGCCAGGCCATGACCTGCGCCGCCCTCACCGCCGGAATCCCCCTCCCCACCGGAGGCGAGATCGCCCTCTGCGCCTGCCCCAACTGCTGGGACTGCGACCGCATCTTCAACGCCAACGACCCCGACGCCCACCCCTTCGGGCAGTCCACCGGCTACAACCTCGGCCGCATCCAGTGCCCCCACTGCACCGACGCGCACCGCGCGACCGACGAGCAGTAACCCACCGGCCCCCGCTCCTGCCAACCGCGACGTGGCAGGACCGGGCCAACCCCGGCCCCGAGTCGAGCACCACACCCCATGGGTGCGCAGTAGCTCCCGGGGCCGGGTGAACACCCCCAACCTCACCACCCGGGAGACCGCCATGCCCACCGACCCCACCAAGCACCTCCTTGGCTACGGGCGCCAGGACACAACCACAGGCATGCTGCACGGCCACATCCGTTGGCCCAACGGACAACCGCCGACCCCGTTCGGATGCCGCTGGTGCGGAACCGCTCAGAACGTCCACGGCAAGCGCTGGATGCCAGGCAAGGCACTGCATACCTGGGAACGCCCCACCACCGCACAAATCAAGGCCCGCATGCTGGCCCGCCGCAACGCCTACAAAGACGTCTGCCGGTGCCCGCGGGACGACGAATGGCGCCCGTTCGCCCCGGTCTTCGACCCGTACGCCTGCGAAGCCTCCAACTGCCACGGCTACACCTCCGAGACCAGCCCGTTTGGCGGCGGCCTGTACTCGCGATCTGTCACCACGACCAGCGCCGAGGTGTCCCGGAAGTGCAGTACGTGCGGCTGGCGGACGTCGGTGTGGCACGTCGATGACGGGTCTGCGGAAGAAGAGCTGCACCGCCACGTCACCCGCGTCCACGCCTGACCTCCACCACTCGGGAGACCGCCATGCCTGCATCCAGCACCGGCACCATCCTCCGCACCACCGCCCACATCCTGAACTACTACGGCCTCCACACCGGCAAGCAGTTCGCCACCCACGACGGGCGCCTCGACATCACCGCCGCGATTTTCCGCGCCACCACCGGCAAAACCCCCAACTGCTTCCTGACTAACGAGAACGCCTCGCTCCTCCAGATCCAGGTGTGCGAGCCCGCCATGGACGCCATCCGCATGGTCTCCGCCGTCCTCCCCACCGAGCCGTCCACCGACCCGGCCACAGGGCGCGACGACCACATCGAGCACGTCAGCAACTGGGCCGGCCCCACCCGCCCCGACACGGATGCACCCACCCACCCCGAGGTCATCGGCGTGCTCCTCCGCGCCGCCACGGCCGCCGACAGCATCACCGCCTTCCCCCACCAGACCGAACGGAGCGCCGCCTGATGGACACCCGCATCGCCGTCACGATCACCGTCACCGCCACCAACCTCACCGAGGCCGACGTCGACACCATGCGCCAGGAGATCGAGGACGCAGCAGCTGCCTACAAGGGCGACGTCACCGTCGACTCCCGCACCTACGAGGCCGACTAGCCCACCTGACCGTCGCCCGCCCGGGGCCATCGCACCCCGGGCCCCACACCGGAACAGGACACCCCCATGACCACCATGACCATCGCCCCCGCCCTCACCGGCGGCCACGACCCCGCCTACTACGCCGGCCGCGCCGACGCCTACGACGACCACCAGGACGGCACCACGCTCCAGGTCCTCACCGTCCGCCTCAGCTACCTCATCGACCAGCACCCCGACGTCCACTACGTCACCGGCTACGCCGCCCGCGTTCTCGAAATCGACGCCGAGCAGCGCCACATCACCACCAACGACACCTACTGGGAGACCGCCGCATGAACGCTCGCGACAGCATCGAGAACCTGTGGGACCGGGCAACACCGGTTGGGCCACTCCTCGACGCCTACCGCCTTGCGGTTATCGCCGAGCGGGACGCCCAGATCATCGCGTGGCTGGAGAAGAAGGCGCGCGAGGAAGGTTCCTCGAACAAGGAGCGCCGCTCCCGCGCGGAGGTCCTCTTCCGCATGGCCGACAAGATGTCGCGCGGTGCCGTACGACCGCCCTTGTCGAAGGGCCCGGACGCGACTCCTCCGACACGTTCCGAGGTACTGCACGAAGCTGCCGACCTTGGGCGCGAGCTCAGCCGCCAGGGCTACTCCGCGCAGGAGATCGCGAAGCGCCTGGACCGCATGGCAGACGAGGCCACCACCACGTGATCTGGCCGCCCACCGCACCCGCTGTCATTGCCGCCGTGCTCGGATTCATCGCCATCGCCATGATCTGCGCCTCCCAGCACGGCCACGGCACCACCCCGAACCCCCCAGACACGAAGGAGCACCCCCAGCCATGAGCACCCAGCCCACCCCCCACCTCGACGACGAGCAGATCACCGCCCTCTCCGACACCCTCTACGACGCCCTGTACGCCATCACCCCGTACGCCGAACCCCACTTCGCCGACGAGACCGAGGGACTGAAGAACGCCGTCCGCGCAGTCCTCGCCGAAGCCGCTGCCCCCGCCCCGGGTGTCATCGAGTACGGCACCGCGTTCCGCGCGACGGAGCAGGCCGCCATCGAGGTGCACTCCCCGACCGCGAGCCGTGATGAGGCGGCCGCCCGAGCGGACCGCTACCGCGACATGTACCCGGTCGTGCACCTCGTTCAGCGGACGGTGCACTACGGCGAGTGGACCGACTGCGCCGGAGGCCCCCGTGGCTGAGACACACGACCAGACGTACATCGCGATCCTCGGTGCCGCCCTCGCCCAGATGAACCGCAACGCCCTCGTCCTCGCCGAGAACGGCAACAACCAGCTCGGCCGGCCCCACCCCAGCCACCCCGGCTGGCGCATCTGGAACGGCAACCTCTGCCAAATCGGCCACCACCAGCCCACCCCGTTCGTCCTCGAAGCGAACGCGATCCTCCCCGGCCGCATGTACGCCGACCGCGCCCACCACTGGCACGCCCACCTCAACAACAACCAGTGGACCCCCTGCGCACCCACCGCCGACGGAGCCGTCCCCCTCACCATCACCATCACCCAAACCCGGGAGCCGTGATGGCCTGCCCCACCGGCAAACAGCGCTTCCGCGACGACTTCGAAGCCAAGCTCGCCCTCCACCGAGTCACCACCAGCAACTCCCCCCGACGCCAAGAGAAGCGCGCCTACCACTGCCCCCACTGCCACGGATGGCACCTCACCAGCCAACCCAAGAAGCACAGGAAGGCCCGCCAGTGACCACCACCCTCACCCGCCCCAACACCTGGCGGCTCGCACTCCCCGTCAACACCCTCCTCATCAACGCCAACCAGAACCTCCACTACCGCAAGAAGACCGAACTCATCAAAGCCCTCCGCCAGACCGCATGGGCCACTGCCCGTGCAGCCAACCTCCCCGCCCTCCAACGCGCCCACATCTTCTACGTCATCCACCCCGACACCAAGACCCGCCGCCGCGACCCCGGCAACTGGTCCCCCTCCGTCAAAGCCGTAGTCGACGGCCTCGTAGACGCCGGAATCCTCCCCGACGACAACCACCACCACCTCCTCGGCCCCGACCCCCGACTCGGCACCCCCATCAAGGGCTCCCAACTCGTCCTCTGGATCACCGACCTCGACCAGCTGGCACCCGACCACACCGCGTTCCTCAACCCGCCCGGAGACCCGTCATGACCATCATCGAAACCGAAACGTGCCGCGCCACAACGAATGCCGCGTCCGGCCGGGACTGGCGGTTCAGTGCCGCCTGCGCCAGCGTCGACCCCGACCTGTTCTTCCCCCGCCGGGCGGAGGACCGGCCGCTCGCCCAGGTCGCTGAGGCCAAGCTGGTGTGCGGCGGGTGCCCGGTTCGGCAGGAGTGCCTGGACTGGGCGTTGGAGACCCGGCAGGACTCGGGTGTGTGGGGTGGCCTGTCGGAGAACGAGCGGCGCTCCATGCACCGCCGGGTCCGCCGGTACGACACCAGGGGGCCGGGCATGCCGGAGCAGATCATTCAGCACCGTCTGCCCGAGTTTCGGGCTGCGGTCGCGGCCGGTGGCGGGGTGGGCAAGGTGGCCCGGGCGCTGGGGACGAACGTGCAGACCGTGAACACCGTCCTCGCCCTACTGGAAGACCGGAAGCAGCTGGACGCGGCCGTCGAGGAGGTGGCGTCATGACGCGGACGTTTCAGGAGAGGGCGGCGCACGCCCGGTGGGCGTCGCGCCGGCGGGAGCAGAAGCGTCTCGGGGTGTGGAAGCCGTTCGTGCCAGCCGCCCCGGTAAGGGAGCATCTGGAGCGGGTCCGTGAGGCGGGTATGCCTGTGCGGGCTACCGCAGTCCGGTTGGGGTTGCCGTACACGGCGTTCGAGTACCTGGTGTGGGGTGACCAGAACAACCCGCCGGGGGAACTGGTCCGTACGGAGACCGCGGAACTTATCCTCGGGTACTGGCCGACGCTGGCCGACTTCCCGGACGGGTCCCGGATCGACCCGACGGGCACCAGGCGCCGGGTGCACGCCCTGGAGACGCTGGGGTTCAGCCAGAAGTTCATCGCTGACCGGCTGGGCATTCAGAACTCGAACTTCGCCCGGTCGATGGTCGTCGACCGTGTGACGGCCCGTGTCGCCCGCGGGGTGGCCGCCCAGTACGACCTGCTGTGGAACAAGCGCCCGGAGGACTTCGGGGTGAAGCAGTGGGTCGCTGACCGGACACGCCGTATGGCGGCCCGCCAGGGGTGGGCACCGCCGTTGGCGTGGGACGACGACACGATCGACGACCCGACCGCGGTCCCGCAGATGGACGCACCCGTACCGGGGTTCACGGAAGGCGATGACGTGGTGGCCCGGTTCCTGCTGGGCGAGTCCGTCGTCCTGGACCGTGCGGCGCAGCGTGAGGTGATCAGCCACCTCATGGAGTGGAGCAACGAAACCCCGGAGGAGATCGGGGCCCGTTTGGGGATGACGGGCCCCGCGGTGGGTCAGACGTGGGTGCGGATGAACCGTGAGGCCCGTGCGGCGGGCCGGCCGGTGCCGTGGCGGCGCGTGTACATCCCCCGGAACGAAATCAACCAGAACGACATGAGGAGTGCGGCATGAGCTTGCCGACGATGCACGGAACAGCCCGCTTGATCGATGACCCGGAGCTTCGGTTCGGGGCCGGGTCGGGGAAGGCGGTGGTGCGGGTGCGCCTGGCGTTCAACTCGCGGAAGAAGGACAAGGCCACGAACGAGTGGGTCGACGGTGACACGTTCTTCGTGGACGGGAAGGCGTTCGATCAGGCGGCGGAGCACATCGCGGAGTCGTTGTCGCGAGGGATGGAGGTGGTGGTGTCGGGCCGACTCCGTACGGAGAAGTGGGAGACGGGTCAGGGTGAGAAGCGGTCGGCGTCGGCGCTGCTGATCGACTCGATCGGTCCGAGTCTGGCCCGTGCGACGGCGAAGGTGACGAAGGTGTCCTCGAGCGGTTCCGGCGGCCAGGGTCAGGGCCGGAGTCAGGGGAGGTCGCAGCAGGGTGCGGCGTCGGCGGAGGATCCGTGGGCGTCGAACAACCCGGGGACGTCCGCCGGTGCGCCGGCTGGTGGTGGGTGGGGGAGGGGTTCCCAGGGTGGGGGTTACTCCGACGAGCCGCCTTTCTGAGGCAGCTTCGGCGCGGCACAGGGTCCGGTCCTTTCGGGGGTCGGGCCCTTTGCCGTGCCTGGTCTCCCCCTGGACCGTGAAACGTATTGCTATGCAATACGAAACTGGGTATGGTGGTGGCACCGCACAACACCACCCCGAAGGGGCCACCCGTGCAGGAACTCCGCCTTCTTGACCCCGACGGATACACCGTCCCTTGCAGCGTCACCCGGGTCACCCCCACCACCGAACCCAAAGCCCGCACCGCCCTCCAGGCGCTCGCCCGCGACCACGCCGAACAGTGGGCATGGGCCCGCTACGACTACCGCAACTACCGCATCATCACCACCCCGGAAGGACCCCGATGACCACGCCCTCCGCCCCCGTGTTCGAGCTCCAGACCTACGACTACTCCGCCAACAGGTGGGAGACGGCCGGCACGTATGACACCGCCACCGACAACCGGGCTGAAGGCAACGCGTACTACGCCTACCAGGTGCATTCGGCGGCCGGCCCGACCCGGCTCCTGAAGGACGGTGCCACCCACCAGGGCTACGACAACCCGGACGACTACTACACGCGGTAGCCGCTCTTTCCCGGGGCCGCCCGACGGGCGGGCCCACCCCTAACCCGGAAGGACCCCGATGACCGACGTCCTTGCCCCTCTGCCCACTGCCGAGCAGCTCGCAGATCTGCTCCTCACCCCCGGCCGCAGCGAGGCCGCACTGACCGCGGAGTTGACCGCCCAGGCGGGCGCCCGGCCTGCCCGCCGGCTGCTGGCCGCCGCCCACAGCATCGCCGCGGAACGCCTGTGGGCTGCGGCATGACGTACCTGTTACTCACCGCCGTGTTCATCGTCGCCATGCGAATCGCCGCTGGCGTCATCCTCACCAACCGCAAGGAGAACTGACCCATGACCAGCATCCAGAACCCCACCCCTTGGTCCGACTACGACTTCCTCGAGTTCGAGTGCTTCGTCTCCAAGGTCGGCATCGAGGGCTTCTCGTACGCCGCCGAGCACTACGGGCCCGAGTTCGAGAACGCCGAGCTCCAGAAGGTCACCGACGACCTGGGCACCCTGCGGGCTTTCTACCGGGAGCACTTCCCGAAGGTCGGCGCCTGGTACGAGACGGTCGGCGGTGAGCGCGCCTGCAACCTTCACAACGCGCACGTCGATGAGGCCCGGAAGCGGGAGGAGGACTCCTGCCTGTTCGCTGTCCGCTGCACCGACGGGCACGTCATCACCTACCGGACGGCCCCGGCCCGCGACACGCACGCCCAGTACCTCCTGGACAACCGGGGCAAGGGGTGGCGTGAGCCGGCCACGATGCTGCGCCGCCTGGTCCCGGGCGGGGAGTGGGCCGAGGAGCGTGCCGCATGACCACAACGGTTCCTACTGCTGACACTGCCCTGGCGAAGGCCCGCCTGATCCGTGACTGGCACGACAGCGGGGCCGGCCGCCACGCCGACCTGACCGACTGGGTGCAGTCGACCACCGCGGACGGTCTGCCGATGATGTCCGCCCGTCTGGACGTGCTGCCGCCCGCCGGGGCGCTGGCGGTGTTCGCGGCCCGGCAGGAGGTGGAGGTCGCCCGGCGGTCGGGTGCGGGGGATGTGCTGCCCGCCCTGGACTACAGCGTGCCGGACCGTACGGCATGTGTGTGGCGCGAGGGCGGGGTGTGGGTGGAGGTGTGGCACCCGAACATCCCGGAACCGCCTGCGTCCCGCCCAGGGCCTCCCACGGCTGTCACAGCACCGCCCCGGCCCGTACCGGCTCCCCCACCGCGACCGCCCGCCGTCACCCCATCCGCGCCCCTCCCACGACGACCCGCCAACCGCTTCCGCCGCACACCCAAGGACCTCACGTGATGCCCGTCATCCGTCACCGGACCGCCCCGAACCCGGACGGGTGCCGGTGGTGCGGCTACGACAACCCGCACGGCTGGCAGTACCTGCCCGGGAAGGGCGGCCACCAGTGGGAGCAGCCCACCAACGCCCAACGACTCGCCCGCATGCGCGCCCGCCGGGCCCGCCGCGCCTACCGCAAGGAGAGCTGACCATGTCGTACGCGCAGTACCTCACCGCCGAGGAGAAGCTCGAACAGGGCAAGCAGGCCCTCGGCATCCCCCGCATCGTCGTCATCTGCGGCAGCACCCGGTTTATGGCCGACATGCAGGAGGCGAACCTCCGGGAGACCGCGGCCGGCCACATCGTCGTCGCGCCGGGCTGCAACCTGAAGGAGCCGCACCCCTTGTGGGCCGGCGACATGCTGATGGCGCCGCTCAAAATCCGCCTGGACGACCTGCACCGGGCGAAAATCCGCCTCGCGGACGAGGTCCTGGTGGTGGGGGACTACATCGGCGACAGCACCCGTGCGGAGATCCAGTACGCGGCATCGCTGCGCAAGCCGATCCGCTACACCCACCCCGACGTCAACCCGCTGCTGGACGGTGCCGCATGACCGACCGTGCCGCCGTGTTGGCGTACCTCCAGCAGGCCGGGCTCAGCACACCCCGCGCGAACGCCCACATCGAGGGGAGCGGCTCCGCAACGCGCTCTCTTCCGGGGAGGGCGCGGACTGGAACTGGTGGGACGCAGCCGTGATCCCCGGAGAGTGCGCAAACCTCATCGACCCGCCCGCCGACACCGCACCGAAGGAGCACTGACCCATGACCGGTCCCGAGCACTACCGCAAGGCTGAGGGAATCCTCGACGATCTCCGACGCGCCAGCTCCAACATCATGGGGCAGGCCAGGCCCGAAACTGTCACCCGGATGCTCACTGAAGCCCAGGTGCACGCCACGCTGGCCCTTGCTGCGGTCACCGCCCACCACATGGTCGCGACCTCCGGCAACGACCGCGACGAGTGGAGCGTGGCCATCCACGGTCGCGCCGTTGTTTGCGTGCACCCGGAGCACTACGAGGGCGAGTGCCCGTGCCCGCCGTCCTGCATCTGCTGCGGTTCTACCCCCGCCCCGCCTGCCGGGCCCGAGAGCTTGCCGTGTGGCCCCGTGCCGGACGTCTGCGACGCCGAGGCGGGCGACCCGTGCCGGAACCACGAACGGGAGCAGGCTCACGGCGAGGGCGAGCACGCCTTCTGCGGGCCCGAGTGCACCGGCGTCGCCGAACCCGCTGCCAGCACCCTCGCGGCGTGGCTGAACCAGAGGTTCGACCCGCGCGGTCCGAGCTGGGACCGGCTCGACGAGGATGACCGCTCGTACTGGGAGCACCACGCCCGTGCTGTCCGCCGGGCCGTCGCACGCGGCGGGTTCAAGACGCCCGCCGACCCTGCTGCACCCGAGGCGACTCCGTGACCGCCCCTGCCCGGGTGGGCCCGTCGCCTTCGGGTGGCGGGCCCGCCGCATCCCCGGACCTCGACGACCTGGCCGCCGACATCGGTGACCGCATCCGTGCCGAACGGCTGCACCGCGGCTGGTCCCAAGCCGAGCTTGGCGCCCGGGCCGGCGTGACCAAGAAGTACGTCGGGCTCGCCGAAGCCGGGCACACCAGTCTCCCCGTGGCCCGCCTCGCCCAGCTGTGCCACGGCCTACGCATGTCGATGAGCGACCTGCTGTCCGACGAGTGGCAGATGCCCGAGCGGAAGCAGCAGCCGGTCCTGACGCCCCGGCAGGTGCAGATCCTGGCCGAAGCCCGCACTGGGGCGCCGTTGTCCCGGATCGCGGTGCGGGTCGGCATGTCCCGGGAGTCAGTGTCCGCCCGGATGTCGGAGGTGTACCGGCAGTTGGACGTAGCGCACCTGCCGTACGGGCGCCGGGAGGCTGCGGTGCGGGTCGCGGTGGAGCGGGGACTGCTCGAACCGGCTGTTCTCGACGACGCAGCGTGACCGACGGCGTGTGTCGTTGCCCGCCCCTCCCTCGATTCCTTGATCGATCTATCCCCTTGGCCCCGGGCGGAGACGCCTACCCACCGGTAGGGCCCGCCCGGGACACCCCGAGCCGTAACCCACCGTCACATCACCCTGGAGTCCCTGTGATCCGCAAGCACCGTTCGAGCAGCGTCTACCTGTCCCTCCTCATCCTCTGCGCCGTCCCGTACGGGGTGTTCATCAGCGCCATGCGCGCCCCGATGTGGCTGCACCTGATCGTGAGCGCTGTGGGTGGTCTCGCCATAGCCGTGGCGATGGCGCCGCTGGCCCGGGTGATTCTGCGGCGTCTGGATGACCGGGCGCTGGTCCGCCAGTCCCGGCCCGATGACGGCCCCCGGTGACCGCCCGGCGCGGGTGGTGCGCGTACTGCCACCGGCTCATCACCGTCACCGCAGCCGGCCTGTGGCCCCACGGCCCCGGACGGGACTGCCGCGGCAACCACACCCTGCCCGCCGTGTATGACACCCGGCCCCGCCGCTACTGGCCGACCTGGCACAACGGCCGACGGGTGCACACCATCCCCGGACCCGACACCTGGAACCCCAAGGAGACCGCAGCATGATTCAGCAGCCTGAATCGTCCCCCTTCGTCCTCGACAACACGAAGCTCATGCAGATCACGGCCGTGGACGTCAGATCAACCGCGAGCATCAGCATCCCCGGAGCCAACGGCCCGCTCGTCACTATCCACCCTGACGGTCGCCTGGAGTACGGGCCCGGTTACGAGCCCGACGAGGCGGCCCGCCTGTTCTGGGACGCGATGCGCCGGTGGGCCCCGTCGCCTATGGAGAAGCAGTTCGGGCGGCCGCTCACGGAACGGATCAACGCCAACCTGGCACGTGGCCAGAAGGCCGAGGAGACGTTGCGGACGCTGGCCCTGATGTTCGAGGGTTTGCAGCGTCTCCTGGCCACCAGTTCCCGGGACTGGGGTGAGTACCGGGTCGACGCGTGGTTGTGGGCGGTGCTGCTCGGCTGGGACTGCAAGGAGGACGTACACGACGAGACGTGCGTCCACGGGGCCATGGAGGAAATGCAGCAGCGGCACGGCTGGGATGACGCCGCCGTTGCGAAGGCCCGCCGATACCGAGCTGCGGTGCGTGCCGTCGAAGCGTTCGCCGAGGAGCATCCCGCCGCCGGCCACGTGTACCTGTCGACGGGCTGCTTGCACGGTGAGCACGCGTACTGCCAGTCGATGACAGGGCAGCAGGGGGAAAAGCGGCCGGGTCGGTGCAAGTTCTGCGACGCCCGGTGCACCTGCTCGTGCCACGGCGAGGCGGAGGGGGCGGCATGACCGAGACAGCTGAGGACCTGACGCGCCGGTATCTGGTGCCGGTGGCCCGCCTGAATCTGCCCTCCGAGCCGGACGTGATCCACCTGTCCGTGTACCAGTGGCTGCCTGCGTTCGATGCGTGGGCGACGGGCCCGGCGATCTGCGGCAGTTCCACTCAGCAGGGGCCGCTGCTGAAGGCGACGGTGACATGCGAGGGCTGCCTGGCGTACCGGGGACGGTACGAGCGGATGCTGGCCCCCGGGTACCGGCCGGAGGACGACGACCCGGAAGTTCTGCGGGAGCGCCTGACGGCCGCCGTGGACGAGCGGGACCGGGCCCGGCGGTGGGCGGTCAGCCTGGAGAACGAGAACCGGCACCTTGGCGATCAGACCCGTGAAGCGAAGGAGCAGGCCCGGGTCGCTACGGTCGCCGCCCTGAACCTGCAACGCCAGACGCCGGACGCCGCGCAACGCACCCTGGGCCGTATCCGGAAGGCGCGGACGTGGACGGCGGTGTGGGTCGAGCTGGGCCAGTACTTCGGGTTGACGGCGGAGCAGTGCGGTCTGGAGGCGCGGGCGCGCCGTCGGGGGGAGTCGCTGTGATGGGCCGGAACAGTGCGGCCGCCCAGGCTGCTGTCCTGCGCGCGCAGAAGGCGGATGGCTTGGCCGCCCAATGGGAGCACGGGGCGAAGGGCGAGAAGGCCACTGAGCGGCTCCTGCGCGCGCTGAACGGCCCGTGGTGGCGTCGGTGGCTTCGGAAGGCACTGGGGCGGCCGGGATGGGTGATCCGGCACGACCTCCGGTTACGGGGCCGCCGGTTCAACATCGATCACGTTGCCGTGTCGCCGTGCGGTACTGCGGTAGTCGCCCTGGACACGAAGAACTGGCACTGCGGCCGCACCACGACGGAAGTGTCGGGGCGGGTGTTCTGCGGGGACGAGGACCGGCACGACCAGGTCGAGAAGGTTGTGAACTACGCGCGGCTGATCGAGGCGGCGCTGGGCATGCCGGGGGTGTCGGTGCTGCCGCTGGTGGTGGTGCACGGCTCCCTGGTGGCCGGCGGGTTTCTTGAGGCCCGGGTGGATGGCTGGAGCGGTCCGGTTTACGTCCTGGGGCCGGCCCGTCTGGTGCCGACGTTGGCCGCCGCCCCGAAGGTTCACGACCCGGCCCGGGCAGCTGCGGTGGCGGCCCGGGTGGACAGGGTGTTGCTGCCTTACGTCCCGGGGCCGCGCCGCGTACGGTGATCGTGAGGGTGCCGCCCTGCTTGTGGCCCACTGCCCCGCTTGGGGTGGTGGGCCACTTTCGTTGCGTCCGGACCCTCCATGCGGTGTTGCCGTACCGGTCGTACGCTGGGGTTATGAGCGTCCAGACCGGCCCGTGCGCCTCCTGCCAGCAGCCCACCCACCGGTACGGGCACGGCGGGAACCCGCTGTGTGCGTCGTGCCGGGCGCTCCTCCCCGCGAGGAAGCCGACCGCGGCCTGACCGGTCGGCCCGCGGGAGCAACGGAAGGCCTTCGACAAGGTGGCGTTATCCGGAGGCGCTGACCGGGTGTAGATCCTGGTTCTACGATGAGTGCTCGCGTCGAGCTGGGAGGCCGCTGATGGCTGCCGTTGAGCACACTCCGGACTACCCGCCGAAGACCCCGCCACCGCCGAAGCGCCCCGTGTCGCCGCCGCGCCCGGAGGCGAGCCTGGTGGGTACGGCCCGGGCGCGGATGCAGGTGCGGAATCGGCGTAGCGCGAACTGGTCCCTGGAGGCCGCGGCCTGGTCCCCGCAGAAGGCGTCCGCCCACGTGCTGGGCCGGTTGCACGAGTGGGGGTACCGGGAGGTCGACGAGGCGGCGTCCTCGTTGACGGAGCTGCTGGTGCGGACCGCGGTCGCGGACGGCGGCCGGCGCGTCTCCGTACACCTCGCGGACCAGAACCGGCAGGCGTTGATCGTGGCCCTATCGCACCGGCCGGGGTTGGCGGTCGCCGACGACGCGGTGCTGCCGGAGCTGACGGGGCTGGGTGCGGTGTCGTGCGGGACGGACACGGCGGAGGACGGGCGCAGGGTGTGGGCGGTGCTCGACCTGTAGTGGGTCGGCTCTCGCCCCCGTCACCCTTCCGGGTGAATCCTAGGAGCCCCCTTGCTTTCAATCTTAGGGGGGTGCTAACTTTGAGTTGTCGGCGGGGGAAGCCCCGAACAACCCGAGGAGATCACCATGCTGCGAGTCATTCGCTCCACCATTCAGGGCCTCAACATCGACGCCGACCTCGAAGACGACTACGCAGCAGCCGCCGAAGCCGGAGAACTCCTCCACGAGACGCACACCAGCGACAAGAACCTCACCATCGAGGTCCGCGCCTACACCGACCCCGCCGGCCAGAACCGGTTCGCCGTCCTCTACACCCACGGCGCGGACCTCGACTGGCATGACACCAGCGACTACACCGAAGCCCGCAACTCCTACGAGGAGAGCGTCCGCGAGACCGAGAAGGGCGTGACACTCGACGTCGACGATGACGACAACGAGATCCCGCTCTTCGACACCACCGACGTACGCGGCGTCGCCAACTACGAGGAAGGCTCCGAGGAGTCGGGCGAGGCCGAGGCGTACTTGCTGCTCGCCGAGTGGGCCACCGCCGAGGCCGAGAAGGCGCAGGAGATCGCCGCCGAGAAGACGCAGGCCCGGCAGGCCGCCTACGCCCTCGCCATCGACACCTTCGGCCGCGGCGGCAACGCCGTCCTGGCCCGCCGCGTTGGGAAGAGCGAGCCGACCGTGAAGGACATCGCCGACCGGGGCCGGCTGATCCTGGAGGCACAGCGCCGGGAGCAGTTCTCCGTCGACCTGTTCGAGGACAACGCGGGCGGCCTGTACCTGCGCAAGGCCGGTGACACCACCGGCTGGTCCCTGGGTGCCGGGGCCGAGCACACCTGCGGGCCATTCACGGATGACGCGAAGGCCTGGCGCGACGGCGACTGGGAGCCGAACCAGGGCGACGGCCAGACCCCGAACTACGGCATGGACGTCACCAACCTGACCCACATCGCCACGTGGTCCGCCAAGAAGGGGCTGAAGGTCATCAACGGTCAGGCCGGAGGTCCGGCAGCAGGGGCGGCGGGCAGCATCTACCTGAAGCTGACCCGGCACGCCACGACGCTCGGAGCCTGGGGGAACTACACCCCTCACGGCACGATCGAGGAGAGTGCCATCGCGGCCCTGGGCGACGCCGCCGGGCAGTACAACATTGCAGGCATCGCTCGGGACTGGCGGCAGGCGGTCAACGAGGCCCTCCCGGACGGGGTGTCGCTTACGAACGTGGCGTTCACGGGCCCGGTGTACCCGAACTTCCCGATGGAGGGCCTTGAGCTCGACGCGGTGATCAACGAGGTGGACTTCCAGAAGATCGCCGCCCGGCACAAGCTGTAGAAAACGCTGCGCACGCAGAGCGGCCCCTGCCCGTCTGGGTGGGGGCCGCTCTGCTGTGTGTCCGGTGGTGGCATCGGCTTCGAGGCGGGACCACCCCGTGGTTTTGTTCACGACTTCGAGCAGCACTTGTTCACGGTTTCGGGAGGCGCCCGGTGCCCCCGCGAGTCGATGTTCACGAGAACGGGAGGCACGTGCCCGCGGTCGGCAACGGCGCGATGGCCACCACTGCACTCGCCCGTGGCCAGCGCTTTTGCTCGGGCCGCCGCGGCGCGGACGACGGCGAGCGGACGGTCGCCACCGTGGTGCTGTCCGTTCTCGTGAACATCGGACGCGGGCGGGTGCCTCCCGAACTGCTGCCGAAACGCTGCTCTGCGACGTGAACAGAGCCAGGGGCGCGGGTAACGATCCAGTCGGGTCCCGCCGCCTCAATGCGAACGCAGCGGTGGTGGTCGCGGCCGAAGGCGCCGTGGGCAAATCCGTGGATGCCGTCGCCGACCGCGAGAGGACGGTTCGCCGGGCTGGGATGGGAAGGGCTCATGTCTTCCATGCTGTGCCCGCTGGCGCGGTTTGTTGCCCCCGATCGGGTGCGGGCCGACGCGGGGGCGCGGGGCGGGTCAGGCGTGCCAGGTGCCGCGGATAGCCGCGGTGTTGAAACCGGGCCCGTAGGCGACCATGACGCCGCGGGCGCCGGCCGCCGGGGGTTCGGTGTGGGTGCGCTCCAGGATCCGCAGGACGGACGGCCCGCCAAGGTTGCCTTCCTGGGCGAGGGTGTCGGTGCTGTGCCGGGTGTCGTGGGCGTCGAGGCCCAACGCGCGGGCGGTGTCGTCGATGATGCGCTGGCTGCCGGGGTGGATGACCCCGAAGTCGACGAGGTCGGGGCCCAGCCACTTCAACAGGTCGGGGAGGACATCATCGGCGGCGGTGAGCGCGGCCTTCGTGCTGTCGAAGTGGAACCCGGCCGCGTCGACCCTGCCGTTGTAGCGGGTGAGGCTGTCGGGGAGGACGTGCTCGTACGTGTCGTCGGGGGTGGCGACGTGGAGGCCGGGGCCGCAGGGTTCGCCGGTGACGATGGTCGCGGCGGCGGAGTCACCGAAGAGCGCTTTGTAGATCATGTGCTCGACGGCGTTGTCCTGGTGGTTGTAGACGGCGGAGATGGTCTCGGCGGCGACGACGAGGATGCGGGTGCCGGGGCGTGCGGCAATCATGTCGACGGCGCGGATCAACGCCTGGGTGCCGCCGGCGCAGGCCAGGGTGGTGAGGGCGATACGGCGGACGTCAGCACGGAGCCCGAGTCGCTCCACCAGGTGGATGTCCATGTTGGGGACGGCCCAGCCGGTGGAGTGGGTGGTGATGACCGCGTCCACATCGACCGGGGCGAGGTGGTGTGCGGTGAGGGTTCGGCGGGCTGCCTCGGTGGCGAGGTCGAGGGCGTCACCGAACGCTGTGGCCGCCCGGTCGCCGACCCCGGCCTCGCCGGACACGGTGGGGGCGTCCAGGGGGCGGGTGAAGTACCGGGTGTTCACCCCGGTATTCGCGACGATGCGGAGGATTGCCGCGAGCTTGGGGTGGTCGGGGTGGTGGTGGCGGATGTCGTCGGCGATTTGGGTGGTGGTGATCTGGTGCTGGGGGAACACGGTGGTGGGGCGGGCTATGTAGGCGGGCACGACATCCTCCGGCAGGCCTGGGCGGCGGTGGTCAGCACAACCTATGGCACGTGTCACGCAGCATTCCCCCTGATCAGGGGCTTGAAGAACGGGGCGTACGGTCTGTTTCCGGTTGTCGGGGCGGGTGTGACCGGTGGTACGGGAGGGGTGGCGCCTTCGGTTCCCAGGCTGGTTCGGGGCATGGGGAAGCCCCCTGCGCGATGGGGGTGGAGCGTGCAGGGGGCTTCGTCTGAGGGGTCGTCGGCCGGGGCCGCGGCGACCGTGCACTGAGGCTGCGGGCCGACCGCCGGCCGGGCGGTGGGTCAGGGGGCCCGGAGGGCGGGGGTACGGGCGTGAGCCCGCTGCTCCCCAGCATGGAACACGAGGACGATCAGGCGGGCCCCGGGGGCCGTCATCGGCTGGGCGGCGCACATCGTGACCCAGCCCGGCCCGTCTTCGGCGTGCAGCAGGGGCCGTTCGTCGCCGTCGGGGTGGATGTGGGCGACGGCCCCGGTCCAGATGGGGGCGCAGTCCGGGTCGGCGAGGACATCCCGTTCGAGGCGGCGGAGGATCGGGTCGTCGGGGCGTGAGGCCAGGGCGGCCCGGAGTTGGGGGAGGACGAGGGGCGCCCAGGCGGTGTGCCAGTCGGTGAGCATGTGGCGGCCGCCGGGCTCGAGGGCCATCCACCGCATGGTGTTGCGGGGTACAGCGCCGTCGGGGAACAGGCGAGCGAACTCCTTGTTGTGGGCTATGAGCTCCCAGGAGGCGTCGGTGACATAGGCGGGGTGGAGCATGCCGTCGACTGCTTCCTGCCATACGCCGGGGACCTGCTTCCCGGAGGCGGGGGTAAGGGGCCCGGGCGGGTCTCCGATACCGGCGTACCGGCACAGGGACGTCCATTCCTGTTCGTTCAGGGCGAAGAGGGTCGCAACGTCGCGGAGGTAGTCGACGCGCGGGTTCGGGTACCGGCCGGACTCGAGGCGCCGGTACGTGCCTGCTGTGCGGTCCGTCAGTTCGTCGACTTGCTGCTGGGTCAGCCCGGGGGCGCGTCGGCCTTGCTTGCTGGGGCGGGAAAAGCCGTGGCCTGCGGGGTCGATCAGCGCCCGACGCTCCGTCAGGAGTTTACGAAGGGCTGCCTTACTCGCCTTGCTCATGTTCCTACTTTCCCCCGGTGTATGAGGCATCTGGTGCTGTTGAAATCCTAGATGGCGTCATGGTTTTTAGCGCTAAAAACTAACCCTAGAAAACCGGCTGTTTACCCGTGATGCTGAGCTGGTGTCCCGCTGGCCTGCGGAGTCTCGCAGCGTCCTGGGCGGGCGGGGCATGTGTGGGAATCCCGACCAAACCGTGAACGGTGTTCGGTTTGGTCCGTGCAGCAGGGAATTACCCACTACCTGTCCGGAATGTGGCGGGGAGTTCTCGGAACGCTTGTGCGTATCGCAGCGCGGCAGGCGGTTCGGGGCTTCCCGCCATTTCTCTGATCCCAGTTCAGGGGGTCGGGGCGGGGCAGGGGTGAGGCGCGGCCGGTCACTTAGGTGCCGGCCGCGCCTTCGTTGTGTCCGGGTGCCGGGGCGGTGGTTGCGCGCCTGGTGGCGGTGGCGGCCCGGCATCGGGGGTACGGGCAGCCGGCCACCGGCGGGGCGTGGTGCTTCTCGCACATGGCTCGGGAGTCGAGGCACTGCCCGGCGGTCAGGCGGGCCACCTCGGCCTCCAGCTCGCGGACACGGGCGTCGAGGTCGTCGATGCGGGCGTTGGCCTTCCACCACCGGGCGCGCGACTCCTTCCACGCGTTCCTGACCCGGTCGCGTTCGTCGTACAGGGCGTCGAGTGCGTGGCTGGTGAGGTCGTCGAGCGGGATGCGGGGCTGGATGGGGTGAGCTTGGCCCATGTCGGGGATGGCTACGACGGCGAGCGTCATGCCGCAGAGGGTGAGGATGCGGTCGGCCCAGTCCAGGGTGAGGGTGGCGCGGCCGGTGAGCATGTGGCTCATGTGCTTGGTGCTGAGGTCGAGGCGGCGGGCGGCTTCGGCTTGGCTCATGCGTGCGGTGGCGAGGGCGGCTTTCACCTGTGCGCGGAGGTCGCGGTCGGGCTGGGTGGTCACCGGACCCCCTCTGTGGTGGCGTGCTCGTCGCACGTTGGGCGGTTACATGGGCGCCCCAGGGGCAGCCAGTAGGCGCGGTGCGCGACCAGCCCGGCGGCCAACCAGTCATCCCCCGCGAGGTACTGGGGGCGTCGCTCCGCCCAGAATGCGCGGGCCTGCGTCAGGGGCGCCTGCTCGTACATGGCGCTGAACCCGTGGCTCTTGATCAATCGAATCCATGAGTTGCGGGCGTTGTCGTAGGAAGTGCGGGACGTGCTGTAGCCGGAGGCCGGGTCGATGTCGTTGACCGTGTTGCCTATGGCGATGCAGAGGGCGATGCGTGCGTCGGCCATCGACGTTCGGTGGTCCGCAACCTGTTCGGGGGTCCAGCCCATGGCCTGTTGCTCGTGGTGAGACATGGCGAGTCGTTTGATACGGCTGGCCGCTTCGTACCGAGGCTTCCGGTCGTCCTGTTGCTGCTGCTCGGGCAAGGGTGCAGCCTCGCCGGGACGGGCTGGTGCCTGCGGGTAGTCGGACAGGTCGAACAGAACGTCCGTCTGCCGTCCGGCAAGGGTGCGTTGCACGGTCGTGGTCCTTCCGGGTTTGGGGTGGCCGCCGGGTGGGGCGGCCACCCACAGGGGCAGGGGCGTCAGACGGCGGGGGTGCGGCGGTAGGCGTCCAGCGCGGAGTGCCCGTTGACGACGACGTGCGGAGCGGCCTTCCGCGCGAGACGGAGCGCGGTGGTGAGGTCGAACCGGTGGGCCCTCAGCCAGTCGTCGCCACGGTCGTGGGGCTTGATCCCCTCCGCCCATTCGCCGTCGCTGCCGAGGCACATGCCGTGCCGGGTGATCGCCCACTGGTCGACACCCCGGTACTCCACGGTGATGGCGAAGACGTGTCGGTTGATGTCGCCCTCGGGAAGGATCGACACCTCGTACTCGGTGGGCTGGACGATGGCGTCGGGGATGCCGGGGGTGACGTGGCCGAGGGCTTCTCGGATCTGGCGCATGGTCATGGCGGTCATGTGGTGTCTCCTCGGTGGGCCGGGATCACCCGGCAGCAGGGGCGGGGCGGTGGTCTTCGAGGCGCGGGATACCAGCGGCCACGTGGTCCGCGCGGTCAGCGGCGGCGAGCAGCGCCATGGCCAGGTGCCGGGCGTCGGAGGCGTACAGCGGGACGAAGTCCAGCCCGGGGTACATCGATTCCGGGGAGGAGATGTAGACCAGCCCGTCGGCTGTGTTCTGCTCGTCGACGGTGCGGATCACCCAGACCTTCTCCTTGGTGCCGCCGCGCGGGGTCATCTCGCGCAGGTCCCATTCGTGGCCGGGCCACTGGTGGTCGGGGCCGTTGATGCGGGTGGGCTTGGGCCGTTCGGCGCTGCCCGCGAGGGAGGTGAGGCGTTGCAGCTCGGCCCGGATCGCTTCGAGGCTGAGGTCGGGCGTGGTCATCGTGTGGGCTCCTCGGGCGCGGCAGGGGCAGCGGGCGTGGTGGCCAGCGCGTCCATGACCCGCAGCGCGGTCCCGGCGAACAGGCCCTTGGCGGCGTCCCGGATCTGGTGGACGGCGGTGGTGTGGCTGTTCTGCCGGTACTCGGTGGGGGTCATGCCGAGTGCGGTGGCCCGGTCGGCGGTGGTGGGTTGCTGCTCCCCGGCGGCAGCCTCACCGGCCACGTCACGGAGCTCGGCCGCGGCGGCGCGCACAGCCTGATCCCAGGTCTCGTCGCGCTCGCTGGCCGCCGGAGTGACGGAGTGGATGAGCGCCTGCTCGATCAGGCCGGCACCCTCGCGCAGGGTCGTGGCCCGGCGCAGGTCCCGGTTCGCCAGGGCGGCTTGCCGCCACCGGGCGATCACCTGACGGGCGTCTTGGGGCTCGATGTAGTCGCCGCAGTCGCAGGCCTGGCAGGCGTCCTCGAAGTGCTGCTGCTCGGGGTGCCCGCAGATGCAGGTCGCGGCCCGGTCGGCAGGCGCGGGCGGGGCAGCGGGGACGTGCGGGTCGTCCGGCCAGCGGCCAGCGCGGTGGTCGGCGTCCTTCTCGCACCGGCCGCCGGGGGTCATCACCGGGCAGCGGCCGTCCCCGCCCTCGGTGGTGCCGAGGAGCTGCCGGGCCACCGCCAGGGCGGCCTCCCACATGCCGTAGCCCGGCTCGTTGTCACGGTACGGGGCCAGCCACGCCAGGGCGTTGGCGGTCGCGTCCAGCCAGTCGGCGAGCAGCGGGTCACCAGCGGCCCGGCGGAGGTCGGCGGCCTGCTGGAGAGGCTCGGCGGTCGGCCACGTGGTGCGGCCGTCGGCGGGGCGGTCAGCGGGGGTGGGGGTGGTGTCGGTCATCGGGGGCTCCAGGTGGTGGTGTGCGGGGCTGGCGGGGCGCCCGCCCGGCTACGACCCGGGCGGGCGCGGACGTGGTTACGGGGCCTACGCGGCTTCACGGGCGGCCAGGATCGGGTCGAGGGTTTGCCGCATCCACATGCGATACCTCTCGCCCGTCAGGTCGCCTTGGGTGACGCTTGCCGCCTCGTGCACGAGGCTCTCGACGTCGATGTCGTCCTCGTCGAGGGTTTCGGCCGCGTCTTCCAGGGCCCGCTTGAAAGCCTCAGCGGGCGGCATGTCCTCGTAGCTGTCGGCGAAGAGACCGAACGCGTCGATGAGGCGGGGCATGTAGGTGGCGATCAGGGTCTCGAAGGTGTCGGGCATCAGGGGCTCCAGGTGGCGGTGTGGGCTCGCTGGGCGGTTGGGGCCCGGGGAAGGGGGCTATTCCAGGGTCAGCCCGTGGCGGCCGGATGCTCCCCCTGCTCGTGCGGGCGATGCCCCATGATACCGCGAAACGTATTGCATAGCCATGCGAATGAGGGGTTTGGGTTCCCCGCGCCTTACCACCCGCCCGGCAGCAGCCTCAACGGGTTCGGGGATCATCAGAGGCCTGTGCCAAGCTCCCGCCATGACCACCGCAACCCCAGACGACGAGTACGAGATCAGCCCCGAACTCGCCCAGCACATCGCCGAGATCACACCCGAGCAAACCGAGAACCTCGCCGCGGCCCTCGACCGGCTCCTCCCTGCGCTGACTTTCATGAGCGACGAGGTATCGGCAGGGATCACCAACGTGATCCAGCCGACCGTCCTCAACTTCTCCCGGGTTCTGTCCGAGGTCAGCCTTCCCGTGCTGGACACCTCGTGGGCGGAGCGCCTGATCGAATCCGTGCAGGGCCTGCGCCTGAGCGACAGTGCTTACGCGGGGATGACGGACACGCTGGCCCGTGTCGCGGAGATGGCCGCATCCCTGGACCTGGACGCCGAGCTGCCGGATGCTGCCGGCGGGGACCTGGAGGAGCTGGGCGTCCAGGGCGTCACGTTCGCCACGACGCAGGGCGCCGGACTGTCCCGGGAGGCTCAGCGGAAGCTGGCGCTGTACTTCGTCGGGGCGTTGGTGTTCATGCTTCTGATGCAGGGGATGGTGCAGAGCGAGGCGGTGAACGACCTCGTGCAGAAGGCCGGTGTGGCTGGTCCGGCTGCTGCTCTCGCGATGGCGGTGACGGCCCGCCAGTTCGACAAACTGTTCCCGCCGCCCCCCGGCGACGACGAGACCGCGGAGTAACCGCACGCCCACCACACAGCACTGAGCCCCCGACCATGCTGCAGTCGGGGGCTTCGGTCTGCGTCGCGGCGCGGCTACGCGTTGGTGTCCGTGTCCTCGAGCTGGTCGTCGCCCAGCCAGTGGCCGGCCATGTTCGACGACACCTGCACTGCGGACCGCAGGTGTGTCTGGGCGAGGAGCATGGACTGCCGGGCGTCAATCAGCGACCGCAGCAGCCGGGACACGGCCTCGCCGGGCTCATCGCCGTTGGCCATGCGAATGGCCTGCTGTTCCTCGACGTGCCGTACGGCGGACGCGGTCTGGTCGACGGCCTGGGGGAGGCGTTCGAAGAGGACGTACAGGGCACCGACGGCTTCCCCGATGTTGGGGGGCGCGTGGTTGATGATCTGGTGCTCGCCGTAGAACGCCTCGGGGCCGTTGATGGTGAGGTGGTTGTACTCGCGGATGTTGTCGGCGGCGTCACGGATGCTGCGGTGCGGGTCACGGGTCAGGTCCATCGGAGGTCTCCTCGCTGCTCGGCTGCCTGAACCCAGTTTCGCCACGCGGCCTGAACTTTCTGGAGCAGCTTGGCCGCGTGATCGGTCGCGGCGGTCACCTCGCGCAGGGTGCGGTGGGCGCGGATGAGGAAGCTGATGGCGCGCTGAAGCCGGCTGGGCTGCTCGGGCTCGGTGGTGGGGCGTTGAGTCACGGGCGGTCTCCTCGGTGCGGTGAGCGGTTGTGCTGGGCTTACTGTGGCATCGGGGGCTGACAGGCCGGGCGGAAACACGTCGCCCCCCACCCGAACCGGGCAGGGGGCGATGGGGCGACCGACGCGTCAGTCGTCGAGGCCGACCAGGAATCGCCGGTTGCATTCCTCGTTGCCCAGGACCGCCTGACGTCACGGGCTGAGCCACTCGCCCCACCGGCAGCCCAGGCACAGCCACGCCGGGCCCGACCGGCCGTGAGCGGCATGCTCGGCCTGGTACTCGATCTCGCTGCCGCACTCCGGGCAGGCGTCGGGCCGGTCAGCAGGCTCGGCCGGGTCCGGCTTCGGGTCGTCCATGGGCTCGGGGTCGTTCACCGGGTAGTCGTGGGCCACCCGGTAGCTGGCCGCCCGGTACTTGGCGAGCAGCGTGTCGACGGCGGGGCGTCCCTGCTCGCTGTCCTCGTCGTCGCCCCCGTCTACGCGGACGGTGTAGCCGTCGGTCCACAGCTCGATGTGGACGTCCTCGCGGTCCTGGTCGGGGTGGGTGAGGATCCACTGGTGCTGAACGTGGGCGTCGGAGTCGGTTGCAGGCATTCTCTTCTCCAGGTCGGGTGAGGCCATTCTGCAAGTGCCGGAGGAAGCAAACTCACGTCCGCCGGCCGAGTCCGGCCGCCATGGGCCAGACGCCGCCCAGGACGGCGACGGCGCCACCGAGGTGCTGGAGCTGCTCGCCGGTGAGGGTGAGCAGTCCGCAGAGGGCGATGGCCAGGCCAGCGGCGGTGTGTGCGGGGGTCGGGTTCTGGCCGGTGGGGTGGTTATCGGTCATCGTGGTGGCCTTCCGGGGCGTGGTGGG